ATGGCATATTTCAAAATTTGCGTACGAGCTAAGAGAAAAGACAATACGTATCCTGTTTATATTCGTGTAACCCATCACGGACAGGTAGGATATATAAAAACAGATAAAGTCTGCAAGGCTAAGTCTGTTCGGAAGGGTGAGGTAATAGATAATTACATCATCAAGGATATTTCTATTCTTATTGACGGGTATATGTCCCGGCTTAATCGTGAAGATATACAATGTTGGGATATCAGAAAGATACTGGACTTCTTGAGGAGGGATTCTAGCGCACCTTCTTTTTCTGAATTTTGTGAGGGGTTTACCTCTAAGATGGATAACGAGGGAAGAGAATCCACGTCGATAAATTATAAGCTTGCGTTAAGGCGCTTGGAGGAATATATGGGGAAAGACGACATTCTTTTCTCTGATCTTACATCGTCTATATTCAAGGAGTGGATAGATTCGATGAAAGATAGCTTGTACAAGAAACACGGCTATCCGAAGCGGATCAAGACAATGTTTATGGCTGGATGCGAGCGGTATAATAATTATGATACCGGCGAGATGCTTATACGGAATAACCCGTTTAGGGGAGTGAGGGTACCTAGACCTACAGTTCCAGAGAAAAGGGCATTGGACATTAGAACCGTTCGAGATTTTTTTGCGGTATCCGCGGAGTATGGATCAAGAGCTGATCGTGCTAGGGATGTGTGCGAGATCGTTTTTTGTCTTGCCGGAATTAACACCGCTGACCTGTATTATATGGAAAAAGAGAACCTTAGAGACGGAAAGATGTGTTACTGCAGACGTAAGACTACTAATAGGAGGGATGACAAGGCGTATATAGAGATAGCCGTACCAGATAGGCTATCTCATTTGCTTGAGAAATATGCTGGAGAAAAAAGGCTGTTTAACTTCTGTGAGACTTATGGATCAAGTAAGAATTTCAATAAATGTATAAATGAGGGAATAAGTGATATAACAAGAAAAAACGACCTTCCTCATATTTCTGTCTATTCGTTTCGGCATAGTTGGGCTACATTCGCTCAAAACGATTTCGATGCAAGTTTGGATTTAGTAGGCTTTTGCCTTAACCATGCTTCTTCCCATAGGGTGACATCTGGGTATGTTAAGACCGATTTTAGCGTTATCGACCGCTTGAATGCCAAGATTCTTGATTATGTATTTGAAGAAAAAAACGAAAAAAAGATGGAAATAATTTGCGGATTAAAAAAATGACTCTATCTTTGCCGTTGAAATAGCGAGTTGGATTTTAGACGAAAGTTTGAGATCCAACTTTTTGTGTTTATGTGTGTTTGGTCTCTTCTTTCTGTAAACTTCCATAAAACAATGACTTACCGGGTGCCTTTAAAAAAACAGGCACTATGACGATTTCTATTTCTAAAACAGCGCTGCTATCAAGATTGCAGCTTTTGGCGAAGATCATACCCGCCAAATCATCCACGCCGATCCTTTGTCATTTCTTGTTTGAGACGAGGGAAGGCCGGTTATTCATCACCGGATCGAATAGCGAGGGCCGGATAACCACCAGCCTTGAGTGCATCTTCGACGAGGAGATATCTATTTGTGTCCCGACTTCCTTATTAGAAGGACTGAGGAACCTGCCCGAGCAACCAATTGATATAATCATCAACAAGGATACCCGTGAGATAAGGATCAAGTACCATGGTGGAAAGTTCGAGGTGGTGGGTTATGCCCCATCTACCTATCCGGGAAAAAGATCGATCGAGGTCTTGGACTCTGTGTCATTGAGCGCGGAGGATTTATTCAATGGGATATCCAAGGTCATAAATTTGGCCGGGAATGATGATATCCGTCCGGTCCTAAGCTCTGTCTTTATTGAGACGGAACCGGAGACCGTATGCTTTGTCGGTGCGGACGGGCATGGTATGGGATTCTTGAGAAAGGGCAATGATAGACAGGTTGGCAAGATCTCAGTTATAATCAGCCGTCCTATAGCCTCGGTATTGAAGGCGATACTTCCGGCTTCCTCCGATAACATGGAAATGAGGGTCGGTGCGGATTGGTCCGATGTCATATTCAATGACTATGAGATATCGTTCCGGAATGTGGAGGGGAGATATCCTAATTGGAAAGCTGTGGTACCCAAGGCGAATAAGCTGGAACTACTTGTTGACACCGGACAACTGATCGGGGCTATTAAAAGGACATCGGTGTTCTCCAATAAGGCCTCATGCCTTATCGTCTTGAGGATCATTCGTGATAAGTTGACCGTATTCGCCCAAGATATAGATTTCTCGACTTCCGCGGAGGAAACGTTGGAGGTCGATTTTAACGGGAATGAGTTCTCGATCGGGATTAAGGGATCGTTGCTTCTTGAGATACTCTCATGTATCGATGACGGGCGTACGAGGCTTTCCTTTAGCGAGCCTAGCCGCGCTATCTTGATAACTCCGGAGAACCAATCCGGGAACGAGGAACTTACCTATTTATTAATGCCCATGACAATCCCGTAAGTTATGAAAGAGTTCAAAGATACAATCCAGAAATATTTGCAGGAGAGGGCGGCGGAAGATCTTCTGTTTGCCCCGAGACTTGCCAATCCTAAAAAGAGTATAGACGAGTGTTGTCGTTATATCTTGGGAGAGGCCCGTAAGCGTGGAACCTCTGTCGTGATGAGTGATACGGAGGTTTTTGGTATGGCCGTACATTATTATGATGAGGAGAATATCGAGGTCGGAAAAGTTCCTGTCGGTAGCTCCGTTTCTTCTTCCCATAAAGTAGAACTTACGGAGGAAGAAAAGAACGCTGCCCGTCAGGCGGCCATCAAAAGGTTGACCGAAGAGCAATACCGATCGCTTAAAAAGAGGCCGGCCAAGAAGAAGGTTGATGAGAGTGTCCAACAAATGAGCCTGTTTTGATATGAAGCCGAGAACGAGATTGGAAAAGTTGGTGGCGGGATTGAGCGAAAAGCTTCCCGCCATCACAAAGGCGCAGGAGGAATGGGCCAAGGAACACGTGTTCGACCATGTAGCTTACAAATGTAAGAATGAGTTGTGGTGCTCTGAATGTGGCGAGATATGGGTTAATACGGGTAATAGTAAATTGGGTGACAAGACCGAATGCCCTTATTGCCACCATCAATTAGATGTAAAGGTCAGCAGAAAGCAGAAGAACCATGAGGAGGCGTATATGTCCATCCTGCAAGTGAGAGGCGGGTTTCAGGTGATCCGGCATATACTATGTTGGAAAAACGCCCGTAGGGGAACTTCTCCGGTGTATTATGATTTTACTGAAGTTGTTCAAGAATGGATTCGTGAAGACGGAAAACGTACGATCATAGCCCGTCCAATAAATATGGGACGTAACGGATTTGCGTATAGTTCCCCTCTTAGTATCAAGGGTGAATATGGAAGTAACCCATATAATTATTACGGTGATTTATATGCGATATTTGGAGAGCTTTATCCAAGGAAAGAATTACTTCCGGAATTGAAAAAACGGGGACTGAATCGACTGTTCCCGGATGTAACCCCGTCTAAGTTGATACGTGACTTGTTGAAAGGCGGAAACGATGCGGAACTGTGTCTCAAGACCGGGCAAATATCCATGCTGAAGCACATGTATAGAAACGGCTTTTCCCAGCTTCGTTATAAGCCATCATTCAATATCTGCAACCGTAACCATTATATTATCAAGGATGCGTCCCTTTGGGAAGACTATATGTCTTTATTGGCTTATTTCGGTAAAGACTTGCGTAATGCCCATTATGTATGTCCTAAGAACTTGAAGGTCGCGCACGATAGGCTATTGGCAAAGAAAGATGCCCGTGAAGCCAAGTTGAGACAGGATAGGGATCGTGTGGAAGCTATCCGTAGGCGTGAAAAGCTCATGAAGGATATAGCCGGCTTCTACGAACGGATGGAAAAGTTTTTCGGAATGAAAATCACGGATGGTAACATAGTCATTTGCCCGTTGGAGAGTATTACCCAGTTTTATCAAGAAGGCAAGGCTATGCATCACTGCGTGTATAAACTCGGATATTACAATCGGCCGGATCGCTTGATACTGTCCGCAAAGGACACCGGTGGCAAGCGTATCGAGACGATAGAGGTGAACTTGAAGACGCTGAATATCGTCCAGTCCCGGGCCGTTTGCAATGGCGTAAGTGAGTATCACGACCAGATAGTAAAACTGGTGAAGAAGAATATGAACCTGATTCGTCAGAAATTGATAGCGTAAATTTACAAGGATGACTTACATTGAACTTATAAATAATTTTTGGGAATTGGATGAAGACTGGCAATTTACCTGCTGTGAAACGAGGCTTTATTTTTATTTGTTGAAAACAGCGAATCGTTTAGGCTGGGTGGATAGCTGGACGCGTAGCGATGCAAAGGTGTCGTCTGACGTGGGAGTGTCAGTCAATTCGATGAAAACAGCCCGTAATAGATTAGTTCAAGCAGGTCTGATAGAATTTAAATCGGGAGGAAATGGACAGCGGGATAAAACGAGGTATATCGTTAGGTGTCAAAATTTGATACCTAAACTACAACCTAAACATGAACCTAATCTTATACCTAACCGTGAACCTAAACCGCAACCATATATTAATAAGACTAAGATAAAGACTAAGAATATTAATATACCCCCCACACCCCCCAAGGGGGTTGACAAAGCAAAAGAAAAAGAGCTTTTGGAAAAGGAGGAGGCTTTACGTGTTTTGGAAGAAGAGTTGAAGAAACGGGAGGCGGAACTGGGTGCACAATCGGACAATCCACCATCCAAACCGAAAAAGCGTCCTAATCCGTTGAACTCAGAAGCAAGGAAACTTTTCGAGGAACGCTATCAGGCTCTTTTCTCATCCAACTATTACTGGAGTGCGAAAGATGCGGGAAATATGTCTTCTTTGCTCAAGAAGTTGAAATTTCAACGGGAGAAGAAGAATTTACCTATTGACGACCAAGGCGTGTTGAATGCTTTGAAGTACTTATTGGATTCAATCACTGACGGTTGGATATTGGAAAACTTCAGTGTGACGAATATTAATTCGAAGTTTAATGAAATTGTCTCACAGATAATGGCAAGGAAACAAGAACATGGAAATACTAAACATACAGACGGAGCGAAAGCCCGTGAACAACAAACCGATAGAGAAATCATGGAATATGCCCGTAGTGCCTTCAGAAAAGACGTATTCGGTGATTCGTAGATATGGGGATGGGGAAAGCTTTGCGAAGACATTCAACCCATCTTTACAGACGATATGTGCCCAAAACATAGAACGGTCCTTTTTGGGCGATGCTCCATCATTGGCATTGCTGTCGCAAACTTATCCAAATGAGCAGGTAAACACTTGGATTATTGCCCATTTGATGGACTTATACAAATTCGCAGGGGTTAAGGAGAAGCCTTCGTTTCAGCAAGTCTTGGAACTAGCTGTGATGATACGGGTTGAATATTATTATTTTAAAGCTTCTGAACTGCTGTTGTTTTTCTTCAAGCTCAAGTCAGGGGAATATGGTACGTTCTATGGTGTGGTCGATCCGATGGTGATTATGGCAGCCTTGATCGAATTCAAGGCATATCGTCGGCATCAGCGGGAGATCTACGACCGTGAGATACAGCGTAAGAAACGGGAGGAGCAATGGGCAGAATGGGAGAGGAATGCCGTTCCCTGCCCGGTACACTTGAAACTGGCGAAAGCGTTTGTGGAGGAAATACAAAATGCGGAATGAGGAATCGAAGCTCCAGCAATCCTGTATCACTTGGTTCCGGCTGCAATATCCCCGTCTGGCGAAGTTGCTGTTCGCCGTTCCGAACGGTTCTCGGCGGGATGTTGTCACTGGAGCCATCCTCAAGCGGGAAGGCGTGGTTGCCGGTGTCGCCGACTTGATTCCAAAGAAATGCTATGCCAGCCTCTGTATTGAGATAAAGTACGGCAAGAACGGGTAAAGCAACAGCCAGAAAGAATGGCAACGGCTTGCGGAGGCGGTTGGGAACAAGTATGTGTATAGATCTCTGGAGGAGTTTATGAAGCAGATGACTTTGTATTTAAGTTTTAGGGCTTTAGAACTTTTGTGTGATAACGCTTGTTTGTAATAATAAAATATTCTAATTTTGCAGTCGAGAAGAAATCTATGGAATACCCTTTTGCACATAAAGAATATAAAATTTACACTAATACATTTTTGCAAAATGTATTAGTGGAGTGGTATTATACGTCTTCTGATAAAGAGATTGATATTAGTCTGTTAAAGGAGTTTTTTAAAGATAATTTTAATATAGAACTTCCATCAGAAAAAGATGATTTGTTTCCTGTCATGATTGGTTCAACAGATCAATGTGTTAATTTGTATTTTGGGAAAGATGCATTTAAACTAAGAGTGGGTATTGATGCTTATAGAGGATTTAAAAATCTAAAACAGTTTTTTGATTATGGTACTGATTTTTTAGAGATACTTCATATTAATGAAATAAAGAATGTGAAGGTACGAAAGATTAATATATGGCCTTATGAAAATGTTGGAAGTAAAAAAACGAGTAAAGATGTTCTTTTACGAAAAATATTCTCAAAAGAATTGCTAGAAGGTGATATGATACAATCTTTGAATAACGTTTCTCAATCTTTATGGGATAAGTGCTTTGATAATCAAGAACAAGCTGAGAAAATGTGTATTAAGTATGGATTTAATTCGAATTATGAAGGTTATAAAGATCTCATGATATTGGATACATATGTTGAACGTACAAGGGTTATTAGTAATAGTGATATTATTGATAATTTACTTCAAATGAATCAAGTCCTTTTTGATGCATATCATTGGAGTGTTAATCAGAAGATTATTGAAATAATGGATAAGGAGATAGTAAAATGATGAATTTTAAGTTAAAGCTAGAAAACGACTTCTTTTCCAATGAAGATAACTTGTATAAAGTTTATGCGAAAGATAAAACTGTTAGTAAAAGTGGAAAAGTCATATTAGCGTTATGTTTAACAGTTTTGTCTAGTATCTCTTCGGCAAATAATGACCATGAATTTGTATTGCAAGAACCTTTATTTAAGTCTAATGTAGTATCAAAATCCTGTATTAAAACAGAGGATGCCTTAATGGGGTATTTAAATCAGGAGACTTGTCGTGGTCATATAGAAGATAATATAGCTAAGATTAAATCATATCCTTCAAGTTGGTGGGAAAAATATGAGGCGGAAAGACCAAAACAAGTCACTTTTGATAATGTTTTTCGATTTCTTGATGTTAATAAGAATGATGTACTATTGAAGGGGGCTGAAATTTTGCCAGAACCCAATGCTACGTTGTTGATTGAATGGGATTCTGACTCTTTTATGTGTTCTCTTTATATAGGGGAAACGGAGTTTTCCTATTCTATTCTTCCTTTAAATGACTTGGAAAAACCTCTATTAGGGCAGGCTTCAATGGAAGAAGAAAAAGCTATTCTTGAATTTTTTAATCGTCTTGAAACTGTATATGCTTGATATTACAATAAGTGAAACAAATACAGATAGACGATATACGATTGAGGATGAAGAGAATGTGATAAGATTGTTATCCATTCCGAGCTGTTTAAATTCAAATGGTCGGCTGACTCCGGTTGCCTTTTCTTTATATCATAACAATGAAGATTATGTATCAATCTCTCGCTTGTTCTATTCATCAAGAGATGAGTGTATAGAATTAGGAAAAAAGATAAAAGTTTGGGCGAGTAAAGGAGATGAGTTTGCTGGTCTTGCGGAATTGAATGCAGGAAAAATAAGAAGCATATCATCTACTCAGATATTGTTGCTTTCTAAATATAAAGAAGATTTCAAGGCTCATGCTGGTATTTCATTTAAAAATGAAAATGGTGATATTTATGTGAATATAAAGAAAGGAACTCCTTCCCCTGCTTGGTTAATTCCTTTGCAACAACGGCTTTGCCTTATATCGAAGGTAGAAAAAATAGATTTGAAAAAATAATTCTTACTTCTCTCTTGCATATTTTAAAATAACTCCTCATCTTTGCACCGTCCTATTTTATCAACAGCGGCGGGTGACCGCCGAACATATTCTTTGTGTCGGCATTTTTTGTGCCCATACATAAACGTATTATAAAGTATAACGGTTTCGTACCCCCTTGATACGGCTTAATGGCCGTAACTGCCGCTGTTGGTGTAGGACAAAGGGACAGGCGAAACCGTTTTTTTGTCTATCCACTATAACAAACAATGTTAGTTATGTCCAAACAACAGAACATTTGTTTGTCGGGGAATAATAGTACCCAACAACCAACGGCCCAACCCTCCGAAATGGGTAAGTACTCCACTCCAGAACTGCAAGCCGCATTCGATGCCGGCCGTGCTCTCGGAAGAACCGAAGGCATGCTATCTTATCAACGCCACATCATGAACCAGCTCTTTGCAGAGAATCAGAAGCTCAATCGGAAACTTCAGGAACAGAAAGGAGGCCGGTCATGAGAGAACAATATGTAAGAATACTAGTTCCCAATTATAATCCGGATCCTCTTAGCGTGAAGCAATTCTTCCAAATGCAGAGCTTTGCCAAAGACGTGCAAACCTATTTACCTTATCAAAGCACCACTTTGCTCGATTTCATGTCTATTGCCTACAACTATTGCTTGAAGACTCGGCAAAATTCGTTGGATAATATGGCCTGTTATCGTGACGACTTTAGGCACAAGGTTATGCTATTCCTGACGAAGTATTATCCTAATGGATTCAAGAAAAACAAGAAAGGTTTGTCAGATACCTGCTACAAAGAACTTTTGAAATATCGCAAGCCTCGCTTCAAACGTGATTTCCTTGGTGAGTATGAGCCAATAGAGCGCATTTGGTTTATCCTCGCATTACGTGCCTGCCACAGCTTTTTATTGTCCGGACATCTAATCGGCGATATAAATCAATTTGCCTACAAACTTGAGAAAATAGCTTTAATGATGAAAGGAGATATCTAAGGACTAAATAGTTAATAGATATTTTATTTCTCGGAAGATGTTCTTCTATTTTGAGGAACATCTTTCTTTTCTTATATATCTTAGTTAAAATAGGATATGAAGGAACATTGTTGTATTTTTTGTAATAAAAAGACTGTATCAGTGATCAATACAGAAGAAGGACCAGTTTGCTATAATTGCTACTCTGATAAAAAGAACCCTCCAAAACAGAAGCAACATCATGACAACGAAGAAGCCCGGATTCAGTCGGAGTTTTTCAATAAGGTTCCTTTATTCTTCCCGAACCTACCGGATCGGCTCCTTTTTGCAGTCCCGAACGGTGGTAGCCGGCATAAAATAGAAGCGGCTAATATGAAGCGCCAAGGCGTTAAACGAGGTGTAGCTGATGTGATCCTTCAGATACCGAAAAAGGGGTATGCTTCCCTTTGTTTGGAGTTCAAGACATCGACGGGAAAACAATCTCCCGATCAAAAAGAATACCAACGCCAAGTTGAAATGGCAGGTAGTAAGTATGTGATTGTTCGGAGCGTGGAACAGGCTATCAGGGAACTGCAACTGTATCTGGGTTAATAGATTTCCCCTGTTATATTTTAGAATAAAAGTTATGGCTGAATTGAAGTATGATCCCCGGAATTATCGCATCCACACAGATAAGAACAAGAGATTGATTCGTAAAAGTTTGGAGGATTGTGGAGCGGGGCGTTCTATCCTTTTCGATAAGGATGATTGCATCATTGCAGGGAACGGAGTGTACGAGCAAGCGCTGGAATTAGGCTTACCGGTTCGAATTGTGGAGTCTGATGGTACGGAATTGATTGCTATCAAGCGTACAGATCTCTCAACTGAGGATTCTCGGCGTAAGGCGCTTGCCCTAGCTGACAATTATACCTCTGATACGTCTGTATTTGACTTTGACGCGATCGTTGAAGATTTCAGTGCAGACGAGTTGGATGCTTGGGAATTTAAAATCGATGATCTGAATATTGATGATATCTCCATCGACGATGTGAAGCCGGACAAGGGGCGTGTCGGCAGCTTGAAAGAACGTTTCATTATTCCTCCTTTCTCAGTACTTGACTCTAAACTTGGAAACTGGCAAGACCGGAAACGTGCCTGGCTTGATCTTGGTATAAAGAGTGATGATGGCCGGGAGAAGGAGATTACATTTAGCCGATCAGCGCAACCACCCCGAGTATACGAAGCCCGTAACGTAATTCGTGAAAAAACAGGTGCCGATCCGTCGTGGGACGAATTGCAGAAGTATTGCCGGGATCATGGTATCCCGTTTATGGATGGAACCTCGATCTTTGACCCGGTACTGTGCGAGCTGGCCTACCGGTGGTTTAATATTCCCAATGGTTGTATCCTGGACCCATTTGCTGGTGGCTCCGTTCGTGGTATTGTTGCATCTATGTTGGATATGACTTATTTTGGTGTTGATCTAAGGCCGGAACAGGTCGAAGCCAACTGTAAAAACGCAGTTGAAGTATTAGGGGAGGAGTTCGGCGGGAAAGGCGGTCATAAATTTGCTCCTCTGTGGCTTTGTGGAGATAGTGTAGAGATAGATGCCCTGGCAGAAGGTTATGAGGCAGACTTGGTTTTTAGTTGTCCTCCGTATGCGGACCTAGAAGTGTATAGTGACGATCCGGCAGACCTATCGACGATGGATTATCCTGAGTTCCTGCAAGCGTATAAAGAAATCATCTGGAAGAGTTGTTCACTGTTGAAGCCTAATCGATTCGCCGTGTTTGTAGTAGGAGAGGTTCGCGATAAGAGTGGTGTGTATCGGAGTTTTGTTCCTGATACGATCGCTGCGTTCCAGGAAGCAGGCTTGCATTATTACAATGAGATGATACTGGTTAACAACATAGGTAGTCTGGCTATGAGAGCCGGAAAGCAGTTTAGTAATAGCCGAAAGATTGGTAAGCAGCATCAAAATGTGCTTGTATTCTATAAAGGGGATCTGAGTAAGATTAAGGAAAATTTTCCCGAACTTGATTTCTCGAATGATGATTTGTTTAAGGAAGATTGATAAATTTGGCGAATAACTAGAGAAAAGGATATTCGCCATGAAAATAAAATTATGTATGATTTATCGTGAGGTTTTAGCGAAGAGATTAGAACGTAAACGCAAGCAGTTTATGGAATTGGAGAGACAGATAAATAGTGAAGGTGTTTCTTCATCGGTGGATAAGCGCAAATATATTGAGTTGAAAGCTATCGTGAATGAATTGGAGAATTGCCTTGATATGGCGGATTCTATGTTTAAATTTAGTAAGGAAGAAAAAGGAGAGTAGTATTTAATGGCAAAGTATAGTCAAAAATTGGTGGATCGAATTTGTTCTCTTATTCGGGAGGATAGCTATACTATTGCCGAGATTTGTGATTTGGTCGGTATAAACAAGGATACTTACTATACTTGGATGAAAACAAAATCCGACTTTTCCGACTCTATAAAAAAAGCGGAAGACGCACGGATGCAATTCTTTGTTGCCGAGGCCCAGAAGTCTTTATTAAAGAAGATTCAAGGTTATGAGGTGGAAGAGTCGAAGATCACGTATGTCGATAGTGGTAAACCTGTGGTTGATGAGAATGGAAAAGAGAAACAGAAACCTAAGATCAAAGAGAAAACTATAGTCAAGAAGCATATCCAGCCGGATACCGCTGCTATTATTTTCACCTTGACAAATGGTAATCCAGATCGTTGGAAAAACAGGCAGGATTCTAACATTAGTGGGCTTACTCCCGTAAGTAAGTTTGAGGGGATGACCGATGAGCAATTAGAGGATTTTATCTATGGAGAAAAACAGAAGAGAGATATTGTTGTTGATGGCAGAGGCGGCGGATGTGCTGAGACGCCGGAAAGCGAAAAATGATTTTTGGTCATATTGTTTATATTATGACCCGAAATTCTTTTCCAGACGCTTATTTTTGAAACATGTGGCGGACGCTTTTACTCGTGTGTATGATTCTTATCAAGATGGTGTTATTCGCAGGTTGGCCGTTTCCATGCCGCCACGTGCCGGTAAGTCCTATATATCCTCGTTGTTCATCGCTTGGATGCTCGGTCACTTCCCGGAAGAGTCGGTCATGCGCAACTGCTGTTCCGATACGCTGTATAACAAGCTGTCTTACGACACGCGCGACATCGTCCGTTCTTCCCGGTTTAAGGAAATCTTCCCAGATATACAATTGCGTGGTGATAAACAGAACGTGCATGGCTGGAGCTTGGAAGCTGCCCGGCAGGTGAGTTACTTCGGGGCTGGTGTAGGCGGTACGGTGATCGGCTTCGGTGCTTCTATGTTGGCTATGACCGACGACTTGTATAAGAGTTTGGAGGATGCACTATCTGACACCAATAACGAAAAGGTCTGGTCGTGGAAGCAGGGAACGCATGATTCCCGTATCGAAGGGAATTGTTGCTCAATCGACATCGGTACCCGCTGGTCGGCTACGGACGTTCTCGGCCGTATGGAGGAAATGGGGAAATATGACGAAATTATCCGTATCGCCGCATTGGATGAGAACGATTGTTCTTTCTGCGAGGATGTACATACGACAGAGTATTACCATGAACTACGGGAGGAAACGGATGATTCCATTTGGTGTGCCGAGTATATGCAAGATCCAATCGAGGCAATCGGGTTGTTGTTCCCGAAATCGGAGCTTAACCGATTTAAATTGGCTGATATTGAGGGCAAGCAACCGGACGGTGTTATCGGAGCTACCGATGTGGCTGACGAGGGAGACGATGATTTCTGTGCTCCGATTGCCAAGGTATTCGGTACGAAGTATTTCATTACCGATGTGCTGTTTACGAAAGATAATGTCGAGATCACCGAACCGAAGTTGGTTTCCTTGATCCTTGATACTCGTTGCGACAATATGCGTATCGAGAGTAACAACGGTGGTCGCATATTCGCTCTCAATGTTCGTAAGGCCGTGAAGTCAAAGAACGAGAAATGTATCATTCAGGCGAAACCGACAACAGCCAATAAGGATACACGTATCTTGTTGAAGTCTGGTTGGATTAAGAAGCATTGTTATTTCTTGGAAGAAAGCGAGTATAAGAAAGGTTCGGATTACGACCGGTTTATGAAAGCTTTGACCAGCTATAAGAAAGAGGGTGGTAACAAGCATGATGATGCGCCGGATGGTATGACAATACTTGCCGAGAATGTAGAGTTTATTGGGTTGTGCAAGGCTAACTCTGTACGTCGGGTAGCAAGAGGACGATAATTGGCAAAATGAAAGTGTTTTTCTGATATTTGTGACACATGTTAGATAAAATCCCGATATTTTTCTGCCACATACTTGCGTTTTGATATGTGTTCTTGGTTTTTACATTTCAAAGTGAACTTGTTTATACTGGTCGTATTGACAGCGAAAAACTATTTGCTTTTATATTTTAGCATAAAACAATTATGCCAAGTATAAGCGAAATTCTTGCGAATGAAGATTTTGGGCAGGTAGTCAGTACGTTATGTGTCGATACGATTGAATACCGGGAACCAAGAGAATATTACAGAGAATACCACGGTGAGCGCCGGCGACGTAAAACCTCTGTCGGCTGGCGTGAACCGAAACGACTGAAGGTTTATTCGGAGACATTGAAAGATAAGAACGGGGAGCCGTTACGGCTGGAAGACAAGATTGTCGATGTGGCCCGTATCGTTACCAACTTTCCAAAGAAGGAGGTACGGACCTCTGTCGCTTTCCTGTTTGGCGGGCAAATGACGATTACAGGAACGGATCAGAACGATGGTTTTCTGGAGTTCAAGCGTGTATGGGAACGTCGGCTGAAGATGCAATCCGTACTGAAATCATTCGCACGCAAGGTACTTTCTGAAAGTAAGGCTGCTCTTGTGTTCTATCCGTATACCTCCAAAGGATTAGACGGCAAATTGATTACGGAGTTGAAGGTTAAGACGCTTTCTGTTCCTCGTAATGCAAATACCTTTTCTGAGTTTTATCCTCATTTTGATGATAACGACGATTTGGATGCTTTTATTCATCGTTACCAGATAAATTCTAACGGTATGCTCCGGAATAGTTGTACTATCTGGACAGCCGATAAGATTATAACAGCTACCGATGAGATGGGCGGCTGGGTAATAAAAGAGGTTCCCAATCTATTCGGAAAAATTCCGGTTGTGTATGCCGATATCTTCCAACCTGAATGGGACGAGGTTGCCGGTATCATGGATGCACGGGAAATGCGTTTGTCCCGTATGGCCGACACTAACGACTACTTTGCGGAACCAATCTTGAAAACATATGGAGATTCCGATTTACCTTCTAAGGAAGCAACTGGGAAAGACCTTAATTTCCCCATTAGGGTCGATGAAATGTCCGGCAAAGAGTATCATGGCGATGCGGACTATCTGACGTGGACCGGTTCCCAGCCATCTGTGGACAAAGAATTGGAAGAAACGAAGAATGAGCAATTTGCCGGTACTTCCACTCCGGACCTTTCCTTTGATAACTTGAAAGGTATCGGTAATCTGTCCGGTGTCGCCCGTAAGTTCATGCTGATGGATGCCACCATCAAGGCGAGCGAGAACATGGAGACGTTCGGACCGGTCGTACAACGTTGCGTGTCGGTAGTTTTGGCTGGGATATGCAACATTACCAATATTAAGTACCGTCCCCAATTGGTGAACAACCTGATCGATGTGGAATTTGGCTCTATCCTTCCGGAAGATTTGGCTGAAACCTTGCAAACGCTTTCTGTTGCCAATGGTGGTAAGCCGATCAACTCCCAACGCACGGTTACGGCTCATTCTCCTTTGACGGAAGACTTGGATGAAGAAATGAAGCTGATGGAGGAAGAGGAAGATACAGCAGCGCAACGCAATAATATGATCGGCTTAACAATGGGATATGGAGAATGAAAGAACTATCATTTCATGAGCGACAATTCCTGCAATGTCTGTTCCGGCAACAAGGTAGCATAAAGTATTCGTTTGACGAGTTTGTCCGTAGGGTAGGACCTCTTCTGGCTAAATGGTCGGATCATGGCGGTGACCGTGTATGGATAGGCAACGCTACCATAGAGAAGCAAATCGAACGTCTGTTGGATGACCTGCATACGCAGCTCGTAAGCAATATATCCAATACAGTTACCGATGTATGGAATTTAGGCAATAGGAAAGCGGATGAACTGGTAACAGGTTATATCAAGGATATGGCCATATCCAGTACGTTGAAGGATAAGATGTTTTCCAGAAGTGCAGATGCGCTGAATACCCTGTTGAAACGTAAGGATGAATTTGGTAAAACCATATCCTCCCGTGTCTGGGATATAACGGACGGAGCTATGGATAATCTGGAGTATTATCTTTCTTCGGGTTTGTCTTCCGGCCGTCCGGCTGCGTTGATCAGCCAAGATATACGGCAATTACTAAACGAACCCAACCGTCGTTTCCGCCGTGTAAGGGACGCGAATGGCAAATTGGTCCCATCCCAGCCGATGAAAGATTATCATCCGGGGCAGGGTATTTATCGTTCATCTTATAAAAACGCCCTTCGACTAGCAGCAACGAAAACAAACGAGGCTTTTCGAACTGCCGATTATGAACGTTGGCAGAATATGGACTTCGTGATCGGTATAGAGGTGGAACGTTCACCAACGAATCACGGTCCGTGTCCTGTGTGTGACGCCAAGGCTGGCCAATACCCGAAGGATTTCAAGTTTACAGGATGGCACCCGTTTTGTATTTGCATATCTACGCCGATTATGATGGATCATGAGGAGTTCGCTGAATGGTTACTGGGTGATGGAAAGCCAAAGGATTCGATTAATGTAGCGTCCGATAAAGTGAGATTTAAGGAGATCAAGGAAAAGGCTTCTTTATTAAAACAAACTGTTATTCGGAATAAAGATTTTCGGAAAGATATACAGATTACCGGTCGTGGTATAAAAGAGTGGTTGAACCAGCCACATAAATATTACGAGAAAAAGAATGAAATGCTTTTGGATATAGCTTCTGTGATAAAGGATGCGGAATATATTGGTTGCGGAAATGATAAGCATGGATATAATGCTATTGTTCATTTGTTTGAGACAAAAGTGGAAAACGAAAAGTCTTGGATTCTTGTGAAAGAGCAGGCGGATGGTAGCACATCGTTATATAGTATCTCTGATAGCATAAATATATTGAGATTATTGGAAAAGAAGAAAGGCGATTCATAAGTAGCCCCGTGGAACTACAATCCACGACTTGCTTATAAACCGCCTTCTTTTTGCAAAAATATAAATAATCTCCTAATTGTTTAGCGATTTAGGAATTTTAATCGTAAAATCAACTGTTGGCGCCAGCATAATAGTTGAACAACTGCGGTGCTGAACACCGTGGTTGAACTGGGGTGCTGATGACCCCAGTTGTTACGCTCGGCATAATGGTTGGAATTAATCAAATTACTTCTGCTTCCTCCTTAGGTTGCTCTACCACCTTAAAGAGGTTGGCGAGAAATTCCAGCCCTTTCTGAGTAACGAGCACTTTTAAGACCATGAATCCATCGTGATTGTTCCGGTCAATCCATTTCTCTTTTAGGACGAAATAACCACGCTTCACATATTCCTGCTTCGGTTCGTTCTTGTTCTTGAAGAATACACCCATATCACGAAGTTTTTGGAACAAGGTATTTCTGCCGAATGGGAGATTCAGGATTTTTGCGGACTGGCCGATGTCGATACGTTCGTCCGCATCCATTATTTTATCCATAAAGTCTGCCTTGGGACGTAGTTTGTTGTTTTCTTTTACTACGGTTTCAACTTTTTTCTCCAGCTGCCGGATTCGTTCTTCTTTGCGCTTCATGGTGTCTTTGGCAACCAATAAGGCACGAGCCATGATCTCCTCCGGTGTCTCGTCTTCTTTGGCAATCATGTAACCGCCGGTTTTGCGGATGGCGGGGAGGATCTCTTCGCATACCCAGTCTTGGAACTTTTCTGCCTCGGGTAATTTGGAGCGCATAACTAAGCGGTAAACATCGGATTCTGGGATGAAAGAGATTTCTACTTTCTGTTCTGTACTTTTACCATATTGGTTTGTTGTGATTGAGACCCCCTCGTGTTTCACGACCCCCTTACAATGTCTATTGATAGCATCATATCGATTACTATACCCTAACATCGCTGCCACATCATTGGCCACAAACATTGGTTTATCATCTATAACCGTAACTCTGATTTGTCCGAATACCGGACTTTGGAAATATTGTATCTTCGCTTCCATAATGAGTCGTATTTAAAAGTGAAAGGGCAAAGACCGGAATTGCCTATTGTGGCTGTTTGCAATTCCAATCAATGCCCTTTATTAATATCTTTCTCTGGAGAACAGCCACGAGCTCCGGATTAGAACGTTCTGAAGTAATATATAAGTCAGATTTTCTTTTTCCGGAGGCAGATGGCGATACCTTCTATACTTTCGCTTTTTGTGCCTGTAGTTTCGAATTTAACTTCTCAGCCTCCTTTTGCATATTTTCGGAAGCGTGCTTGATGTAGTATAGCATTCCTTCGGTTCTTCCTATCTCTCGACCGGAATTGAAAGCGGCTTGCAGTTCTGGAGTGGAGTACTTGCCCATTTCGGAGGGTTGGGCCGTCCTTTTGCCGTTACTATTGTTGGCGGCATTGGAATCCTTGGAATTGATAGACATATATAATAAAAAAAGGTATTCGTGCCTTTCCTGCTGTCTATCACATTCCAAGGGATGTTGTGGTCCCATTACAGTTCCACACAGGGGTACACGAATACCAAATATCGTTATACAATAAATGTGTGTGCATAAAAAATGCCCACATCCCTTAGTTAAATATGATAGACACCACAAAGATGAGCACTAATTCTGAATCCCACAAGAAAAAATAGAAATACCTTTGCTTTTTCATCTTGTTATGCTATTTTTGCGTTATGTGGAAAGAGAAATTAGGAAACTATTTGATTGATGTCTCGAAATATATCTTTACAGGTGTAGTGGTAGCGTCTTTATTCAAGGATATGGAAGATAATAAGTGGCTGATTTATGGCCTAGGCTTTACGTCTTCTATTTTAGCCTTAATAGCAGGATTGGTATTAACGAATAAGAAAAAGGAGGATAAGTAATGGGAGCTATAATTGGATTCGCCGTGATAGGCATACCTTGTGCCGCATTTTTGATCTATTGCCTTACGCCTTCTGGCAAACAATGGCTTAGATCCAATCACATGATTTGACAAGATAGATTCTTATAGGAATAATTGAAATGAAGCCTGCCGGTTGTCCGGTGGGCTTTTTTTATACCCGGAATTTTCTTTCTCTCCCTTATATTTTAAACAGAAAACTCTTATGACAATTTTAGATTTAATCAAGGCGGCATGTAAGACAAAAGGCGTGCCGGAGAAGTATGCGGAACGTATTCAAAAGACGTTCAAGATTGAGAAAGCCGAGGGGATGGAGGCTTTCGTGGACCTGTTCAAGGATAATATTCTTCCGGCAATCCAAGAAGCGGAGAATGAAGCTAAGACTACGGCTGAAACGGCCGCTGTCGCCGCTTATGAAGCCAAGCATGGGTTGAAGGATGGTAAACCGGTAGAAGATCCGGATAAGAACAAGAAAACGGAAGAAGAGCTGTTGAAGGATCTTAGCCCGGAACTGAAAGCTTATCTGGAAAGTATGAGGAAGAGCGTCGATGATATGGCTAAGAAGGTGGGCGATTCCATTACCAACTCGGCAAACGAGGCTAAGAAAGAAACAGTCCGTAAGCAGTTGAAGGATGCCGGTCTTCCGGATAGCTGGCTGGGACGTGTGGACTTGGCTTCGGAAACCTCTATCGAGGATCAAATCAATGAGCTTTCCGAAGAGTTTACCGGAATCCAGCAAAAGGCGATCGATGATGCCGTGGCCCGTGGTGATTACGCTCCCGGTTCCGTGAATCTTCCGGAGCGTTCCGAGGCGGATTGGGCGAAGCTGATGGATCAGGATGCCGACAAGAGCGCAAATAATCCCGGTGTGGTGAACCTGGGTATTGAATAATCCAAGAAAAGTGTAACGTTATGTACAGAAAAAGAAAAAGAGAATTCCAGTATCCTCCCGGAATTGAAAAGATTATTGAGGATGTGATCGGCGGTGGGACGATTGACCGCCGGGATTTGCGGAACGCTTTGTTCAATGGCAAGTCGTTGGACGAGCTTCCTCCGATCGTGATCGTGGTGAAAGATCCGGAAACGGGGCTGTATCATGTGTTGAAAACAGCGTTGGTTTCAGAAGCGGCCGCTGCCGATGCGACAGCGTATAAGGTAGCCAAGAACCATCTGTTTGGTGTGGGTGACTTCGTGACGATTGGTGGAGCTTTGACAGGCGCGTCCGATAAGATCACGGCTATTGATAAGAGTAATGCGGAGTTTGATACGATCACGTTGGAAGCGACTATCGGTGCTGCCGCAAAAGGTCAGGTATTGGTTCAGGCTAAAGACAAACAGGCTGCGAAAGCCGCCAAGTTGCCTTATGATGGCGAATTGGTTGTCACGATGAATAAAGTCGACTTGACTGTAGCCAACCAGCAGTCCGGGTTATTGGTAAGAGGTACGGTAAACGAATCCTGTATGCCGTTCCCGGTAGATAAGGACTTGAAGGCATTAATGTCGTTTATCCGTTTTGTGTAATCCATTAAAATCAGATATATGGAAAGAAGTTTAATTAAGCAAGTGAATAAAAAGAACATGGCGGCCCGTTTGAATACCCGTCATGTGAAACCGGTTGTCTTCCCGAACTTCTTCGGGGTGAAAAGAAAGACCTCGTTGAAGTGGGAGACTCTGACCGGTGAGAAAGGCGCTCCGGTAATGGCAGACGTGATCTCTTTCGACGCTTCCGCACCGCAGAAGACCCGTGAGGTGATCAGCAAGCTGTCCGGCGATATCCCGAAGACAGCCGTCAAGCGTGGCATGAACGAGAGCGATTACAACGAGTATAAGCAATTGGAACGTGACGCGCAAGGTGACGCGGACCAGTTGGCATTGTTGAATCTGGGTTTCAAGGATCAGGATTTCGTGTATAACTCCGTTCGTGCCCGTTTCGAATGGTGGTGTATGCAGCTCATGAGCCGTGCGGGTTTCCATTTGTCGGCAAAGAACAATGGCGGTGTCGTTACGGCTGAGTTTGTCGGTTGCGGTATGCCGAAGAAGAACCAGCGTAAATCTACTACGGACTGGAGTAACGCTACAACGGCCAATGGATTGCAGGATATTGAGGATACGGTTGTGGCCGCTTCTGCCGAAGGGGTGACGATCCGTTACGTTGTAATGCATGTGGCTGATTTCTCTTTGCTAAAGAAACAGAAATCCACGTTCGACACGTTAAAGGCATGGGTTAATTCGTCCTCCAAGATATTGGTGACAAAGAATCTCATCAACGAGTATCTGGCCGAGCAGGAGATCCCGGTGAAGATCATTACCGTGAACCCGGCTGTCCGTATCGAGGATAGTGCCCATCGTCGTAAGACGATCAATCCTTGGGAGCGTAAGCGTGTATGCTTCTTGGAGGATTTGAAGGTGGGTGACATTCAGCATGGGCCGATCGCCGCCGAGTCTTCCGCTACCTTGCAGAAAATCGCTCTCATGGTTAAGCAGGATTGGATCTTGGTAACCAAATGGTCTGAGCTGGAACCGTTCAAGGAATGGACGAAAGCGGAAGCGAACGCTATTCCTGTCGTGAATGATCCGGATGCCATGTTCATCATGAAAGTGGATGGGAAGGATTGGAACGCTTCTGAGGATACCGAGGGTACGGATGATATCCCGGCGACATTCTTGGGTGAAACCGTCGAACCGGAGGATCAAACGATTCAGGATACTGAAAACGGAGAATAACAATTATGGCTAAGACGATTCGAGATACGATACTCGCTTATCCCGGTCTGGCTGACTGTGAAGATTTTTTGGATAACGTCGTTTTGCCGGGACGCGGTTTTGAAGGTACAGAAGATAGTAAGACGATCGATATCCAAAAACAAAAGCTGGTGGCCGCCGACCTTTATTCCATGGTCGGCGGTCTGCCGGACTTCACGGAAAACAAGCTCTCCATCACGTATCCCCGTGCATGGTATGACGCTACGGCGAAACGACTATACCGGGAGGGAGGAGAACCGGAGAAAGCGGAATTGATAGGCAATAAGATCGAGGTACCCAAAGGAAGGGCGAGAAACAGATGGTAAAGCGATATTCACATACTGCGATAGTGACGATTCAATCCTGTCAATTGGTCAAAGGGGAATTGGTTGCCGGTAAACCGATGGAAATAGAGGTCACTGGGCAATACTACCCGTCCAATAGTGGACAGCAGTTGAAGCGGAACGTCGATGGAAGAGAGTTCATCGTGCATGGTGAGTTTTCGACCAAAGCCCGTCCTGTGGAAAACGCGAAGCATATCCGGATTGACAGTATCGCTCTCGATGTGGATATCATTAGCTGGGAACCGTTTCAGACTCACTCTGTAATCTATGTGTAGTTTATGGCAAGGAAAGGTGGTTTGACTCCGATGTGGAGTGATAGGGAAGTAGGGCGTTGGTTCGATTACTATGTGGATCGGGCGGAAGAGAGGATATACAAGTTATTGCAACGTGCCGGGGAAGAGTTCGTGAAGATCGCTCGAAAAAAAGGGAACTATCAGAATCATACCGGTAACCTCCGTAGCTCAATCGGTTATGTGATCGTTAAGGATGGCGATATATTGACCGAGAACTATGAGCAATCCACGGAAGGAACGGATAAACAGACCGGTATCAGGGAAGCGAAACGTTTGGTTTCCGAGCTGATCCCTCTTTATAAAAGGGGCTGGGTATTGATTGGTGTAGCCGCTATGCCTTATGCCAAGTATGTGGAAGCAATCGAAAATCTGGATGTTATCTCTGTCGCCACGGAACATGCCGAGGATTGGATCAAGAAACAGAGTCGAACGTTATTTGATAAACTCGCTGAGAAAGGATATTGAACATGGCAGATCAGTTTGATATAGTGGATATCGTATATAATGCGGTTGAGCCGGCGAGTACGGGCTTTATCCTGTATAAGGATCAATCCGGCGATGGCGAGAAAAGAAATCATATCACGATCCGCTCTCTGGCCTTGAATGGGAAAGATTATGTCAACAAGGGATCGATAAATATCAATATCTTCGTCAAGAGACCCTCGAAAGGCGTATCGGATCGACAGTTGATGATAGAGACCGTACGAGGCGTGAGGTTCGTGTTGCGGGATATCAAGCCGCCGTTGGGGATGTATTGGAAATCTCGGATCGTCTGGTCTGAGCCTATGGGCGAGGCCAAGGATGGCTTCGATTGTACGAATATTAGATTAGAGGTTATAACAGAATTAGATTAGTGATATGGAAAGAAGTTTAGCGCTGGATGTGGCGTATTTAGGAGTTGCGGAACCCGGGGATGGCGTAGCCGGTACCGAGTTCACCCAATGCGTTGACGTGGATACGGTGACGTTCAATTTCTCGGACGCCAAGGAGCTTAGTTTTACGTCCATGGGACATGAGGATCCTTGGGCGGTGGTGAGTCGGAAAGGAGATCCTTCCAGTATAGAGTTCACTATCCCTTCTCCTACGAGCGACGAGATGAAAATGTTTTGCGGGGGAACCGTTTCCGGTGATAAATGGGAGGCTCCCTTGTCTACGCCCTCGATATTGAAGACGATCAGGCTACAGAGCCTGCCGTACCAAGGTAAGTTCACGGAATATGTCTTTGTCAAGTGCTCTGTGTTCGGGAAGATCAGCCAAGCCCCGGATAAGGAGAATTGCGATCTCTTATTGGTAAAGGCCACGATCATGACACCGGTATCTGCGGCTGGCAAACAAGCGTCCCCGTATAGCAGGGCGGTGAAGGCCGTATCGGAAGACACGGAATGATGTTTTTTGTTTAGGTTGTCTAGAGCCTCGGTTTTTGCCGGGGCTCTTATATTTTAGAGGAAAATCATGAGCGTAAAGCGAGCACTACAGATTGAGAGCGACGTGGTGACAAGTCGGTCAGTCGTGATTCCTTTCGAGTTCAAGCCGGAGACGATCCCGGCGGGTAAGAACGTTGGTGATAGTATCGTTATCACCCCGATCACGGTAAGGACCGGGTTTAGGATACGGCCGTTACTCTTGCGGATTGACAAGGCGGACAAGGATGCTATCGTGGCTCATAAGGATGTTACGTTTGATAGTGTACTGTCGGAGTTGATGGCGAAATATGACGAGTTGATCTTTGAGATCGTATGTTTGGGTATCCATAACAAGAAAGGGGACATGCCCGCTTGGTTCCGGGAGGTACTGAAAGACAATTGTACATGGGAAGACCTGTATATCCTTTTGAACGCTATCCTCTTTCGTCTGGGTTGTAACCCTTTTTCTCGTACTATCATAGCTTTGGAAGCTGTGAGCCCGTTAAGCGAAGAGGAGATAATAGCCCTTCAAGAAAACAACGAGACTTGGGTAGGTCGGAGCCGGTGACGCAAAGTAGCTTCATGTTCCTTGTGCTATGTAACGAGGCGTTCGGGTATACGCATGAGCGGACATTGGACAGCGATCTGGCGCTTGTCATGTCCATGCTACGGGAACATGGTTACTTGGTGAACGACCGGAACAAATCACTGCTCGTGGACGATGATGAATCCGGGGATAATCATGGCGAGTGGGTCGAGGTAATCGATTTCGATACGGGAAAAAAGAAAAGGGTTCGAAGAATGAGCCCGGTATGATATATATTACTTTGCGTAGAGAACGTTTGTCATAGTGATTTTGGTTGTAAAAAAACCGACGAACCGTGAGGCTGGTCGGTTTTTGTTCTCTGTAAATGTGTCAAGATCTTCAGAGTGTCTGCTCGATAACCAGAGCGGTGTCTTCTAGCGAAAAGTAATTGGGTAACGCTCCGGATGGATTATGCTGTCAATCTCAAGATCCACATCAATTGCGTCCCAACGCAACGAATCCTCGTCCGGTATGGTCACGTCCAATACATCCGATACTTTTGCATTTCTGAACCAAGGGTATCTGTCATACGATAGATAATATTCCTTCCCTCCTACGAAAAGGAGGATACCGTGTGCATTAATCATTGTTACTCCCGCAGGGGGTGTTCCATTCATTTTTTTATTATATCGAGGCCGGACAAGCTGCATGAGAATATTCGTTGATATCTATAAGATGGATATTCAAAACATCTTCAATATCAAAAAGAGTGCTGGTTGTAAAGTTGTGGTCACCTCTTAACCATTTGGATATCTCAGAGGGACGTTTACTCATTTTTTCGGCAAATTCCTTTTGGGATAGACCTTTCCTTTTGATACCTTCTGCTATTTTTACGGCAAGCATCATACGTCTTTCCATGTTCTTGGCTCTTTTCGTGTCTATATTGCCAAGTACTGTATCCAAAATAGATGTATTGTTCATATTTATTCCTCCTTCAATTTTAAATTACCTAAGAAAAAACCGTTATCATCGAGATGTATATCCTTGTTTTTGATGGCTTCTGATATGATTCTGGATATTCGAACCACTGTTTCAGCTTCTTTTTTTAAGGAAGAACTTTCTTGATAAGCTCTAATGTTTTTGGGTTTGTATCCTCCACCTCCAACAACGATAGCAACGTTAGCAAATCGAATACAATAGATTCTTAATTTTTTGTCAGGACTATCAAATAGAGCGCAAACACCATCTCCCGGTTTCCCTTCATTTAGCTTGAAAAAGTGTTCGGCTGCCCCCGTTTTTGTAGCCATAATTTTTAACTTAGATACGATATCTTCTATTTCGGTTGGATATCCAGAATAGTTGTTCTGAAGAAATTATTCAAAAACGCTCTGATCCTCTTGATTGAGAATGACAGAATATATTTGAGTCTTCTTTCCTGACAGTTGCTTTATTTTGACAATCTCAAGTTCCACGATGAATTTTTTCTTTTTACAAAAAAACGAAGAAAAAGCGACAAGGCAAAAGAAAATGTCGAAAAAGATAACTTATAAGTGAATTTTTAACGGTTGACAGTCTCACATGAAAGGCTATCCTATATTTTACCATAAACGCATTATGGGAATAAGGAATAGGGATGGAGCGCTGTATATTGCGACTGGTCTTGATAACTCCGGCATGTACGAGGGAACACGGGAAGCGATGGGAATTATCAAGACCTTGGCCGGTGAGATCACGTCTTTTGACGTATTCGGTGGTATCGGTATCAGTGCGGCGACGGCGTTCGCCAAGGCCGCAAAGAGCTCATACGACTTCGAGAAGGAGTTCCGGAAGAACATGCTGGAAGTAGCGACCATTTCCACGCAGGTAACGGATGATATGACCGGTTTCATGAATCAGGTCATGTCCATAACTCAAGAGATACCGATCAAGGCTCCGGAGGCCGCCAAGGCGTTATATAGCATTGTCTCCGCCGGACATGACGGGGCGGATGGTATGAAGATCCTAGAAGTTTCGGCTAAAGCTGCCGTGGGAGGACTTACGGAAACCGAGACGGCAGCCGATGCCATTACAACGATCCTGAATGCTTATAAGATGTCTGCGGAGGAAGCCGGTACGGTCTCGGACCAGCTTTTTACAACCGTCCGGTTGGGTAAGACTACATTTGGCGAATTGGGAGCCTCTATAGCCCAAGTTGCTCCTATTGCGGCCGCGTATGGGATTAGTATCGACCAAGTGTTGGGTGCTGTCGCTTCATTGACCAAGCAAGGAACGCCGACGGCGCAGGCTATGACACAGATCCGTGCCGCTATCCAAGGAACCGCCGGAGAACTTGGAGACGCCGCTTTCCAAGGTCGTACTTTCCAAGAGGCATTACAATTGATTTATGAGAAGGCTGGTGGTTCCGCTTCCAAGATGAAGGAAATGCTTGGCACGGATGAAGGCCTGGCCGCTACACTGGCTTTGACTGGAAAGAATGCAAAGGCGGCAGCAAATGATTTGGGAGAGTTGCAGGGCTCCTTGGGTGCGACAGAGGCTGCGTTTGAGAAGATGGCTGACGCCGCCGATAATCAGCTCACGTTGTTGGCGAATAATGTACAGGCTTATTTGCGCCCAATGGGAGAGAGGATATTGAAAGAGGTGTCAGATATCGCCAAGGCGTTTAATGAGGCTTTTGAGAACAATGATATCGAGGGGACGATATCGAGGGTTGAGGCATTGGTGAAAAATGCGGCGGGAGCGTTTCTTTCTTATAAAACAGCTATTTTGTTGGTTCAAGTGGCGCAACGATCTTATATCAAGACATCAGCTTTGAGCAGACTGGCGACGATTCAGCATACGACCGCAACCGCGCTGCTTACAGGTGCTTTGAAAAAACAGGCTGTCGCAATGTTGGCCGTCGGAAAAGCTGCCCTTGCGAATCCGTATGTCTTGGCCGTGGCGGGTGTTACGGCCCTTGGGTATGCGATCTTCAAGCTCGCGACACAGGCGACGGCATCAGAGAAGGCGTTGGATTCCCATAACAAGAGGGTCGCAGAGATGAAGGACTGGATAGAAGGCATGAGATCTCAAACGGATGAACTATTGAATGCTTTGCGCGACGATAACAAGTCCATGTTACAGAAAGTGGAGGCATACGAGAAATTACAAGCCCTCTATCCGGATGAACTGAAAAATCTATCCTTGCAAAAGTTCATGTTGATGGATATGACGGAGGCTAATAAGATGCTTTCTAAATCGATAGATGAGCGAACCATGGCCCAACAGCGCGCTACCGTAAACTCCATAGAGGATGAAATTGCAAAAAATAACCATCGAATCTCCCAGCTAGACAAGAAAAGTTGGATTGATACCAGCTTTTCGGAGGCATTTGAGTTACGTCGTTTACGAAAACGGAACGAGCAGTTGAAGATTGAGCATGATAAAGCGGTTGAGATAGTCGTACAAGGATTGAAGGCTCGTACGAAGGCGGAGGCGTTAGCTAGTAGCCAACAAGAGGAGGAAAAGGCGAAAATAGCTACACCTATTGATAAAAAGGAACTAGAAAAGCGAAAAAAGCTTCAAGACGAACTCCTATCCCTCCGCCGGCAGAACCAGCAATCCGAGATCGATCTGATGAAAGAAGGCTCCGCAAAGAAGATCGCCCAGATAAACCTAGACTATGACAATGAGATCGCCGCCATACTTACCAAGGAAAAAGAGTGGAAAGACGCTCAAGGCGGCAAACTGACTAAGGAACAGACCGTGGAGATTCGTACAGCCTTGGTGAACTCATACGTCAAACGGGAGCGATCGACCTCTAATGTGAATAAGGAACAACTGGAGGAAGAGAAACGTGCCATGAACGAGTATCTGAAAGAATACGGTTCTTATCTTGATAAGAGAGATGCTATCACGGCTCTTTATAACGAGAAGATAGCCAAGGCTACGACGGAAGGCGAGCGTAAGTCCCTTTCCGAGGCCATGAAAAGGGAACTGTCTGATCTCGACATAGAGGCGAGCAAGACGACTTCCGCTATCAGTCGGTTGTTCGGTGACATGAAAGACAAGACCCTCTCCGAGTTGGAGGCCATCAACCGGAAGGGGCGTGAAGCCTTGGAGTTCTTGAAAAGCGGTGTCTGGGATGAGAGCAAGGGCAAGGATTTCGGTATCACGAAAGAGACGTTTGAACTGTGGAGTAAATCACCCGATAAACTAAAAGATATCTCGGATGCGCTCAAGGAGAACAAGGAAGCCGCGGACAAGTTGCGCCCGGCATACGAGAAGGTCGCCAAAGGTCTGAAAGGCGTATTTGAGGCTGGTAACGATACGAAAAAGCTGCGACAGGCAATTGACGATATAGAGGAAGGGCTTGGCGAAATCATGCGGTCTGGGCAATTCCTCTCTGATACTTTCTCGAAACTCGGGGATTCGTTCGGTGGTGCGTTCGGTGAGATAGCCGAAGGCTTGAATGTGGCCATGGACGCGGTCAATTCCGCCATGGACGGGGCGAAAGCCGGTGCGATGTTCGGGCCGATCGGTGCGTCTGCCGGTGCCGCTATCGGGGTGGTCACATCCCTTGCCTCCTCTATCGCCAAGATCCATGACAAGAAGAACGAGAGTCGTATCCAGCGTTTGCAGGATCAGATCGACACGTTGGACAAGTCGTACGACAAGCTGGGCAGATCCATCGAGAAAGCCTATTCCAAGGATGCCTCCAAGCTTATCGACCAGCAGAATAAGCTATTGGAACAGCAAAAAGTGCTTATCCAAAACCAGATCAAGGAGGAGGAGGACAAGAAGAAAACCGACAATGACCGCATCAAGGAGTGGCGGGACCAGATAGACGAGATCAATAACACCATAGCGGATAACAAGGAGGCCGGCAAGGACGCCATTTTCGGTAGTGACATAAAATCGGCGATCGACGATTTCGCCAACGCTTACGCCGACGCGTGGGCCGCCGGGGAGGACAAGGCGCGATCGGCCAAGGATCTCGTGAGGAAGATGATAAGGAACATGGTCACGGAGTCGATCAAGGCCGCCGCATCCGATCCCATGAAAGAGATCCGGGAGAAGCTGCTCGAGTTCTGGTCCGACGATTATATCAGCGACTGGGAACAGGATTATCTGGATCGGAAGGCGCAGGAGCTGGCCGACGACCTCGACCGTAAGTTTGGTTGGGCCGACAAATATTTCAATACCGGTAACGCGGTAGAGGAGGACGACGGGCGTACGGCCTCGTCCAAAGGTGTTGGTTCCATCTCCCAGGACTCCGCGGATGTTATAGACGGTAAGATGTCGACCCAACTTATATTTTTAGATAGGACGTTGGTGCAAGTGACGGGTATAGCCGACCAGATGCGCTTCATCTACGACCTCCAGACAAGGGGCTGGAAGAACGTGGAGGCGATCAAGGACCTGTCCGGGAAGGTGTCGGAGAACACGGCCAAGGTAGCGGAGATCTCCGGACGTATAGAGGCCCTATCCGAGAAGATAGAGGCCAATACCAAGTCGGCGGCCTCCGGTATAAAGACTATTAACGACAAGGGGATATTAATGAGATCAAGATAATGATGGAGACGGTTAACGACATAATCAAATCGGCCCTCTCGCTCGGGGCATGCAGTGGTTCTAACGGGGTGACGGACTGGAGAAGCCTCGTGTGGCTGTTCTTCAGCCCGCAGGGGCGTGAGTTTTGCGCGGAGAATGATTTCCCGTCGTTAGACATGTTCCGTGGCATGGCCGGTCACGTGATGCCCTACGGGGTGTACGTTGACTCCGGCCACGTGTACGTAACCAATCCCGGCAATATCGCCGTGATAGGTGATACGGATGCGGTGATAACGATAGACGATAACGAGCGTGTTCACAAGGTGATCCTCATGCACGGCGGCAAGGCTAGGGTCGTGGCGAGCGACTACGCCGTGATCCTGCTGGTGAATATCGGGGGAGAGGTTGAGATAAACAAGGATAATACCGTGGTGATCTTATGAGGGGTGAGTTATACATAGACAACCGAGACGCCTACACCGATTTCGGCGTATGGATCACGGAGGGAGGTTACGACGGCCTTCTCCCGTTCCCCGAGCTGGTGGAACCGGATAGGAACGACTGGCCGGACGAGGACGGCATAGAGCCGGACTTGGAAAAGCCCACCTTGAAACCACGGGAGCTCAACATCACGTTCGTCCGCGACGTGGACGGAAGATCCGCCGGCGCTCTCGTCGAGCACCTATCGAAGTCCGGGTATCACCTCTTCCGTATCCCCTCGCTGGGCAGGGAGTGGAGCTTGCGACTCATCCAGAGCCCGGCGTATGAGGATTGGGACACGTTGGAGGCCTTCACGTTACGGTTCGCCGAGGATCAGCCTGTAAGACCCTTGTCCGTGGCGATCCCGGAGGGTAGAGCGTATGTTCCTCCATCCGAGTACGAGCTGGACGGCGTACCCTTGGATCGATACGGCGTGATGGTGACGGTGGGCCGGGACGAGATCATGAGATCCCCGACCGTGAAGACTAACCTGTCCCGTACGGTACTGGACGTTGACGGTAGGATCTACGATGCCGGCAAGGTGGTGTATAATAGCAAGGAGGTCACTCTTGAATGCTGTCTCATCGCCGGCTCAATGACGACATTCTGGAGTTGTTACGACGCTCTGTTGGATGCCTTGATCCAGCCGGGCGAGCGTTCGCTGTACGTGGATTACAACGTGGAGGAATACCCCTGCTACTACAAGAGGACGTCCGGCTGGAAGCTTGAGAGCCTCCGGGGGCGTGTGGTGGTGACATTCAACCTCACGCTGGAGTTCACGGTGTTCCGGATGGATGGTATCGATTACCTGCTGGCTACCGAGGCCGGGGAACTGGTGGTCACGGAGGACGGGGAGTATTACATAGACTTGAACATATATGCCGATTAAGAAAAAGAAAATATCGGAACTCACGCTGGCTGACAGCCTTACCGGTCTGTACACGATCGGTTGTAAGATCATAGACGGCATACAAACCAGCGTGAAGGTGAGCCTCGGAACCATCCAGACGGCTTACGAGAACATGCTCACGGAGATCTCCAACGCCCGTGCCGCTACCAAGGCGGCTAATACGGCGGCCTCCAACGCCAACACCGCCAAGCTGAACGCCGAGGCGGCCACGTCAAAGGCTAATACGGCCACGGCGAACGCCATCACTGCGACAGGGAACGCCAATACCGCAACCGGTAAGGCTAATACCGCGGCTGATCTAGCCAATAAAGCTGCGGCTAACGCTAATACCGCCCACGATGGGCTAGAGAAGATCAAGGAAGATACCGAGATCGCAACTAAAAACGCAAATGACGCGGCGAAATTGGCGAATGAGAAAGCTTCTTACGCCAACACGCAGGGTAACTTCGCCAAGACACAGGGTGACCGCGCGCAAGAGCTGGCCGACCACCCGTGGAAGGTTGGCGATAACGGCAACTGGTGGAAATGGGATCTGGATGGGGACAGGTATGTCGATACGGGCATCCTCGCTAAGGGAGGCGTCTTGTACCCGACCTTCACGATCAACCCCGCCGACATGACGCTGGTGATGTCCTACGAGGACGAGGTGTCACCAAACCTTGTCAAGCTCAACCAAGAGACCGGTGAGCTGTATTTGAACGTATGATCAAAAAAGGAAGGAGGAATTTTAATGAGTCAGATAATATTGGGGAAGGTGGCGTTCGTCGATAAGGGCGTTTATGCCACGGCGAGTACGTACAACACCTTCGATTTCGTCGTCACGGATGATAGCTGCTACCTCTGTGTCAAGGACGGAAACAAGAACCACCCCTTGACCGATACGGCTTGGTGGAAATGTATCGCCCGTGGTACGCAGGCAACGGAAGCGGCCAAGACCGCCCTTGCGGAGGCGAATAAGGCTATCGAGGCCACGAGGAACGCTATCTCTGCTGCGGGTTTGGCTAACGCTAAAGCGTTGGAGGCTGGGAAACAGGCTGATTTGGCCGGTCGAGCATCTGATGAGGCTTTGGCTGCCGCTGTCGAGGCTGAGGCGATGATTTCCGAGGGCAATGCGCAGATCGCTTCCATGAAAGCGGCCGAGCAATCGTTGATGAGTCAAGCGCTTCTTGCCCCTACCCGTATGGAGCTGAAATATGTCAAGAGGATAACGTTAGGGAATACGGTCGCCCAGAGGATAGCCGTGAGTTTATTTCCGGCCTATGTCCTTCCGAACGTGATCTTTCAGCAAGCGTTTTATTCCGGGGATGCCCTGTATGTGGACCAACATGGGAACTTGACCGTGCGTAAGACCGGCACGGCCACGATCCACGTTATCCCGGCGCAGAACACCTCGCTCGCCCAAACGATAGAGATCGAGGTCACGGCCCCGGTTATCCGCAAGGCCGGTAGCGTGATGAGATTTTTATCCGGTAGCCGGATACGAAAGGTATAATTGTCTAACATTTTAATATACAGAATCATGTCATTAACAACAGCAGAGGAGGAGAAGGTACGCGCTATCATCACGGCCTTCGATAACGGCAAAACAATCGACCAGCTGCCCTTGGCCGACACGAACCAGCCCTCCAAGTATTTGATCGAGGGAGTGTCCAAGGAAACGGGCGAGTCGGTTAAGATCCCTTTCGCCGACGCGGTATCGATCGTGAACAAGCACGTCGCTATCCGTCGCTGGAAACGTGGTCAGGGCACGCCAGTCGGCGAGTCCTACGGTAATATCGATTTCCTGCGGGATCTTCCCTCCGTGATCGGTCTGGGCTGCTACCTCGTGTCCGTTGACCGTAGCCGGCGTAAGCTTGACCCGACGAACCACCATCGTTTCGCCGACGGCAGTCCCGCCGCCTTGGACGGCACGATGGGCGATTACCTGTGGTGCTGGAACGCCCACTACTACTCTTGGTGGGTAGACTCCACCTATTATTACGAGGCCGTGAGCCCGACCCCGATCGAGGGTCATTTGAACTATTATATCCCGGCCGGGGGTACGTCGGCCTTGGGAGCCGGCGTCATGGATCGTACGAGCGGCACGTTGGTCTCCGTCGTCAGCGACGATCCCCGTTATCGTGGCGGGAACAACGACGCGACGAGGGATGGGAAGCACAACACGCAGCTAGGCATGGTTGCCACGAACATGAACGCCGCGGCTTTCGGCACGGCCGCCCGCAAGAAGGGTGAGGGCTGGGAATCCGGCTGGTTCGTCGCGAACAGCGTCGTCGGTTATCTTTACCGCCTTATCATGGGTACCCGTGATTGTCAGTCCGCGTTGAACCCGGTAAAGGACTCCAATGGCCTATATCAGGGCGGTACCGGTAAGGGGGTTACGGAATGGTCTTGGGATCCTTGGTCAAGCCATAACGGTGGTTATCCGATTATTCCGACGAGCGTAGGGATCGAGTTGGGGGACTCGGTCGGCGTGAGCGACTACGCCGTGAAGGGCTCGGACGGTGGTACCGTCCACCAAGCGCACGTCCCTTGTTTCCTCGGCTTGAAGAACTTCTACGGCCATATCGGTCTGATCGAGCGTGGCTCCTTGATAAACAAGCTGTCCGACGGTAGCGGAGATTATTATGTCGCCCCGTCCCTTTACTCGGCTTTCAACATAAACTCGATCGAGGGTCTGATAAAGGCCGCGAAGGTTCCTAAGAACGATCCCAGTGGCTGGAAATATATCACTGAGCTCAGTATGCAGAACCTATGCTCCGCCCCGACTGTCGCCTCCGGCAGCTCCAGCACCTATTATTGCGACGGTTGGTATAACGACAACGCTATTTCCGGCCTTCGCTGTCCGTTCCGTCGTGGTCCTGCGTACAGCGGTGCTGCTGCCGGCTTAGCGTACCTCTATGGTAGCAATGCGGTCTCGAGCGCTAGCGTGTACTGGTCGTCGCCCCTCTGCTATTTTACAGAGGACGTAAGCCCCGTGCCCGTGCAGTACTAGCGTTCATTGTGTTCGGGTGTCCATTGTGTCCATCAGGGTGCGAAGCGCCCGAGCACCCAAGGCACGTAAGTGCCGCATCTTAGTTCTTTGACATGTTGTTTCCGTTCCTGTTTTATTTTTCCCGCCGTAAGGCGGTCGCACTTGAAAAATTAAATATTACCTTTGTTCCGCCTATTGATTGGGCGGGTTGTCTTCTCTGACGTCCAGTTCCGGCCTTCGCTGTCCGTTCCGTCGTGGTCCTGCGAACAACGGTGCTAATGCCGGCTTAGCGTACCTCAATGGTAACAATGCGGTCTCGAACGCTAACGTGAACTGGTCGTCGCCCCTAGGATACGCCGCTGATTTATTCAGTAAGAAGAAGTGGAGGAGAGACCCTGTCACTGGACAAAAAATCAAGGCTAAGGGTATAGTCCCGGTAGGTTGATAAACCGACGGCTCATGACCCGATGGCGATTGCAGACACTGGACACTAAAAGACACTTGGGACACCATGAGGAGAAAAGGTGACTTTTCCGGGGATATAGCCCGGAAAGAAAACTATTACAAGGCTTTTGATCATGCCAGCAAGAACAAGCATGGCAAAAAGGCCATAACAAAGTTCGAGGCGGACTTGGAAAAGAACCTTTCCGATCTCCTATACTCTTTTGAAAACGGGACGTTCGTAACCTCCCCGTATCGTTTCATGACCGTCCATGAGCCGAAAAAACGTCTTATCGGGATGCTCCCTTTTCCGGATCATGTCCAGCACTGGGCGATGCTCAATGAGGTGGAGGATTATTTTACGAGATCCTTCTCCGCGTATACCTACGGAGGGGTGAAAGGACGCGGTCCCCACGCCTACATGAGGATGATCCGGAAGGTCTTGAGAAAATATCCGGAACGTACCACCGACTATCTCCTGTGCGATATCCACCACTTCTATCCGACTGTCAATCACCCGGTACTGAAAAGCCAGCTCAGAACACGTATCAAGGATAATCATTTATTGCAAAGGTTTGATGAGATCATTGACAGCGTCGAGGGGGATACCGGTATGTTTCCCGGCACGAAGCTGGCGCAGTTCTTCTCGCTTGTCTATCTTTATCTTTTCGATCACGATTTGAAGCGGTGCTTCCATGTCGGGGAATGCCCGGCTTTGGTTGAGTACTACACGAAAAGGTATATCGAGGAAAGTATCGCAACGGCCAAAACAGAACATGATTATGAGGAGTTATCCAAAGGGATTCAATATCTCTCGGACAGGTTCAAGGGATATCTGAACCGTCTGGACTTCTGTTACCGTCTCGCCGATGATGTCTTGATACTGCATGAGGACACCGTATTCTTGCACCTTGTCATCGAGTGGATCGGTCTTTATTACGCTAACGAGCTTAGGATCGGTCTTAACCCGAGATGGAAGATCGGGCACGTGATGGACGGTGTCGATACGGGGGGATACGTGCATTTCCCGGATCACGTCCGTGTCCGGAAACGTAACAAGGTGGCTCTCTGCCGCCAGATAGCGAGATTGAGAAAGAAGGGTTTGCCGGACGAGGAGATAAGGAAGAGGGCCTCTTCCCGTATAGGCTTCATCCAACACGCTGATACGAGTAATCTATTAAATAAATTAGGAATGGAAACACCAAGGAAAAGACTGGGACAGGTGATAAGGAATAAAAAAAGTCCGTGGGAGGATCTCCCGGCCGACCGGAAAATGAGATTCGAGGATATACTTTATGATACCCGGATACCGGAGGACCGGAGAGGCCCCGAGGAGGACAGGCTGATTGAGTTGATCGATTATAAGATTGAGGATAGCAAGATCGAGAGAAACGAGGACGGCACGCCAAAGAAGTGCCTCGCCATACGTTTCCGATGGAAAGGCGAGGAGCGTTACGCTTTCACCGGTTCCGCCGTCTTGATTGATCAGGCGCTCACGGACTTCTCTCACGAGGACTTGCCGGTGGATACCGTGATAAAGGTGCTCACCAACAAGTTCGGTAAGAAATTTTTCAGGTTCACTTGACCCGTGGGGATCGCTCTTGGCCGATCCTTCCGGGTCGGCTAAAAAACATTTAAATATATGGAGACAAGAGCGATTTACACGGAGAGAAAGACATTCGTAAAATACGATGACAACCATTACCTGCTATACCTGAACGAGGAGGTCTTGGAGAACCACGTTCCGGAGGGCCACGGGGGCGAACCGGAACCGGAGCCTTGCACGGCTTACGCCTATACCGGCACGTGCGAGGATGGCGGCACGCTGGTCGAGGCTACTTCCGCAAGTTATGACAGTCTCGTGTCCGGATTGATCCGGAGAGAGTATTCCGCCGATCGGGTAGAGGCGATAACGCTGAATAAATTGAGCTCGGATAATGAGAGAAAGGCCGAGTTTGAGGCCGAGTTCGCCTGTCTGGAACGTTGCCGTAACGACTGCAAGGCGAGGGTACGTGCCTTGCTGGGTATGCCCGAAAGCGTCTCGAACACCCTTTAAATACCGTTCGAGATGCGTATCTATGATAAGACGGGCGAGGTATTGCTTGACATCCCGGTGGACGATGACAGCTATCGTTACCGGGCGATAGCGCAAGCGAAGAAGGTGGAGCTGCGTTACTCCCTAGTGGATCACGTGGAGCTGCCCACCGGGACGTATATCGAGTACCAGGGGGAAAGGTACACGCTGTGGTACCCTTCGGATTTCAAGAAGGAGGGCACGAGGGTATTCGACTATACCGTCACCTTCGGCGGCAACGAGGAGATCCTGAAAAAATATAAGTACAAGCTGTTGTCCGACAAGCCGTACAAGCTCAAGTTCGTCATGACGGCCACGCCGGGGATGTTCGTGGAGCTGCTGGTGGACAACCTCAATCTCTATGATTCCGGCTGGACGGTCGGCACGGTGATCGAGGCCCCGGAGAAACTGTTGTCGTTCAACCATGAGAAATGCTGGGCTGTATTGGGGCGTTTGGCCGAGGAGTTCGACACGGAGTTCGAGATCGTCGGAAAGACAGTTCACTTGCGCAAGGTGGAGTACTTCAAGGATGCCCCGGTCGCTCTCAGCTATGGCAAGGGAAACGGTTTCCTTCCGGGTGTAGGTCGTGCGAACCAAGGCGACAACCTCCCCGTGGAGATATTGTACGTGCAAGGCGGTGAGCGGAATATCGATTACTCGGCCTATGGCAGCCAGACCTTGCTGCTCCCCAAGTCGCAGGAGCTTTCCTATCAAGGCAGACGCTACAAGACCGACAAGGACGGGATGTATGTCACTCGTGCGGACAGGCCCCTTTCCTCTTATAATGAGGACAGCTACGATGCCAGCGATATATATCCATCCAGGGTTGGCACGGTGAGCGAGACCGACACGGAGCCGGGCGAGGACACGGACGGGAACGATGTCACGTTCTACAACTTCTATGACTCATCGGTTCCCGCCAACCTCAATTTCGAGGATTGCCTAATCGCCGGTCAGACCATGACGGTTATTTTCCAGACAGGCCGTCTGGCGGGCCGTGAGTTCGACGTAAAGTACATACATGACGGTCGTAAGTTCGAGATCGTACCGGCTGAGCAGGACGGCATGGATCTTCCCAACTCGTCCCTGTATCCGGAGGTGGGAGACAAGTACGCCGTCTTTAACATATCCCTTCCCACAGCCTACGTATGCGACAACGCCGCCAAGACCGGGGCGAGCTGGGACATGTTCCGGGAGGCGGTACGCTACCTGTACGAGCGTGAGGAGCGGCAATTCACATTCAGCGGAGAGCTGGACGGCATATGGGCCAAGAAGAATTGGTTGGCGATCGGCGCCAAGCTGGTACCCGGCGGTTATGTCGATTTCAGCGATCCCCAGTTCCAGCCGGACGGTATCCTGATCCGGGTCACCGGGGTGAGGGATCACATTAATAGGCCCCACAGTCCGGAGCTTGAGCTATCCAACACGCCGGTAGGCGGTTTCCTGTCCGATGAGCTGGGCAAGCTGGAGAGCGAGGAGGTGACGAACGAGACACGACACAAGCAGGCCGTATCGTTCACCCTTCGCCGTTGGCGTGACGCGGTGGAGATGCAGGGGATGCTGGAGAGAGCGTTCAAGGATTACGGCAAGGGGCAGGCGATGTCGTGGCTTCGCACCATGTCGGTATTGGTGGGACATGAGTCGTTGCAGTTCCGTTTCGTCAACCGTATTCCCACGGAGGACGGACAGGCGGTCACCGAGGTGGATCACGCCTTCACGTATGACCAGCGGAAACGTACGCTTGCCACCCCCTCCGGGATCTTGCAGCACATGACGTTGGGGATAGACTCGCTCGCCCCCTCCCACAAGGTGACGGAGTACAGGTATTGGAACGTGGCGGCTTATACGTCTCCCTATCTAGGTGATGACACGGAGGCCATGTACCTGTACGCCCGCTGCGCCAAGTCGGGATCGTCCGGCTCTTTCCTTCTCAGCAAGGAGCCGAGGGACTTGGATGACGGCTCGTATTACAATCTCCTTTGCGGGGCCTTGAGTACAGAGGTGGACGGCCAGCGCAGTTTCTCCACGCTTTACGGCTTCAGCGAGATCGGCCCGGGCTGGATGCGGCTGAACAAGATCATCAACACGGACGGCACGCAATACTGGGACATGCTCTCCAAGGCGTTCCGGATCGGCGATGACAACGCTTTCCTCTCATATGACCAGCGAGACGGTCTCGTGTTGAAAGGCAGTATCTACCAATCGCCCTCCGGCGAGATCGACTATCCGGAGGTGGATCGGGGCGCTTACTCCGATAAGTCCGTCTATTACCCCGGCGACAAGGTATCTTACGATGGTAACGTGTATAAGTGTATATCCCAGACCACGCCCGGTACCGATCCCACGAACACGAGGTTCTGGAAGCCATTGGTATCGAAAGGCTCGAACAGCTTCAAGAGCACGGTGTTCATCCGCACGAACGCCACGCCCGATACCCCTGTTGGCGGCTCGTACGCCTCCCCGTTGCCGACCACGGAGGGATGGAGCGACGGGATACCGTCCGGCGAGGCGATACTGTGGGCCTCCACCCGGATCTTCTCGTCGGACGGGAAGGAACCCCAGCAAACGGCATGGATGTCCCCGAGGCAGATGACGGATACGGCCGATTTCGACGTGGAGTTCTCATCCGTAGCGAGCCCGTCAGCCCCGAACGGTCATCCTAATACGAACAAGCAATGGAGCGACACCCAGTCCACGGACACGGTCTGGATGGCCACCAGCACCAAGAGAAACGGAGTATGGAGCGCGTGGAGCGTATCCAAGATCAAGGGAGAGGAAGGCAAACCGGGAAAGGACGGGATAGACGGCACGGATGGCGAGGACGGGAAAGACGGCGATCCCGGTCCCCGTGGCGATCGTGGCCCCCGCTGCACCTACCGTGGCGATTACGACTCAAGCGCTACCTATAACGCCAGCTCCAAGATTACCGATATCGTATCGATCAAGAATAGCGATGGCACCCGCACGTATTATGTGGCGAAGGTGGATGATAACGAGCCTACCTTCAAGGGGAAACATCCGACCAATACCGCCTATTGGGACACCTTCGGGGCGAACTTCTCCAGCGTGGCGACCGATTTGCTGATGGCACGGAAGATAGCTGCCTCGGAGATTGACGTGGAGGAGATCTTCGCGAACTTGGCAAGGATCGGAAACTTCACCATCACGAACGGGTCACTGGCCGTGGATACGTCCGTCTCGGATCGTACACAAATCACCTTTCCGCAAATGTTGACTATCGGGAAGACCACGCAGTTCGCCGGGAAGTTCGGAAACCGTAGCTCGTGGGGCGGTGTGTTCTTCGAGGGATTCGGTCCCTATTTTTACGACATGGGGGTAGAGAAAGTGTTGTACAGGGAGGGCACGGGGGTCGTGTTTAACGCCCCGGGCGGGAGATACCCGTTCTTGGGGGTACGGATCGATAACGGCAACGGTATCTATGGCTGGAACAGTCCCGGGAATATAGCCAACCTGTATATCAACAAGGACGCCGCGAGCACGGCCCATGTGTATATCACCAATTACCAAGGCTTGACCTCCTCGGACATCCGCCTGAAGAGCGTCTTCTTCGATATCCCGAACGTGTTGGATAAGCTGGAGGGTATATCCGCCTTCTACTACACGATGAAGGAGGACGAGGACAAGATCCCTCGCATCGGCGTGTCGGCGCAAGCCGTCCGAGAGGTTCTTCCGGAGGCGGTACAACTCATAACACCGGATAACGGGGATTCCTATTACGGCGTGGATTATATCCAGATGTTGACCGCATTTGGGATCAACGGGATCAAGGAGCTTTACGCCAAGGTCAAGGCACTTGAGAAGAGGGTGGAAGAGTTGGAGAACAGATAGAAAATATTATAAGCCTTTATCGGGGGCGGGCAAATGAAAGCCCCCGTATATATTAAAAGAAAACGAGATGAAAGGATTTGAGGAAGTTTTTATCGTTGCGTGGATAGTCTTCGGGCTGTACATGCTGGTGTTCATGGTCGTAGGCGCTGATCTGTGGAGCGGCGTGAGGAAGGCAAAGCGAAGGGGTGAGGTGAGATCGAGCTACGGTTTCAAGCGGACGGTTGACAAGTTGGCGAGGTATTACAACCTGCTCATAGCGTTGACTGTAGTTGACTGCATGCAGATGGGAGGTGTTTGGTACCTTGATGGCTACTACGGCTATCATATCCCGATCTTCCCTGTCATAACATTGATCGGCGCGATAGGGCTGGGCTGTATCGAGGTAAAAAGCATCTTCGAGAAAGCCGAGGACAAGGTAAGAAGCGATTACCAGCAAGTGTTGATGCTGGCCGGAGAGATCGCCAAGCACCGGACTGATCCGGAGGAGATAGCGAAAGCGGTTGTTGATTATATAAATAAGGGGAGTGGAAAATGAGAAATAATAGTCTGCCCAGAGGGTTGAGAAACAACAACCCCGGGAACATCAGGAGGAATAGCGATGTCTTCCAAGGCGAGAAGACAAGCTATGATCGAGAGTTCAAGCAATTTAAATCGATGGCATACGGGTATAGGGCGATCTTCAAGATCCTGTCTAACTATTACCGGAACTATAAGCTGGATACGATCCGCAAGATGATAGGAAGATGGGCACCACCGAAAGAGAACCATACGGAAAAGTATATTCAATTTGTATCTGACTACGCTGGAATCCCGGCTGACGATCCGATAAACATCAACGACCGAGAACAGATGATCCGGATCGTGGCAGGGATGAGCCGTTTTGAGAATGGGAGAGAAGCGGATATGTCGGATGTTATTACGGGGTGGAATCTGCTATGAAATCCTGGCATATCATATTGATTCTGATCCTCTGCATTCTTTGCTTCCTGACAGGTCGTTACATGAAGAATGCAGAGGCCGGTCTTATTAGTAAAACCGATACATTCATCCATATTGATACAATAAGAGATAGCATCCCTTATCCGGTTTATGAAACGATGATCCAAACTGTACCGGAGTTGTTCCCTGTCTATATCACACTTGGTGGCGATACGGTCAGGGATTCGGTATATATCCCCGTTCCGATAACACAGAAGGAATACCGGACGGAGGATTACCGGCTGTCCATATCCGGTTACAAGCCCAATCTCGACTATATAGAGATATATCGAAAAACGGAACAAATTACGAAAACGGCAAACCGAAGATTCGGTGTTGGCATGGTAACCGGGTATGGCATAGGAAGAAATGGTCTGTCTCCCTATATTGGAGTTGGTGGTTTTTATCGTATTTGGTAGCTGTAATGGTTTATTGTTATTTGGATGGCTGTTTTTTGATGAGAATTCGGATAAAATTTATTACCTTGCAAAACTTAATTCATAAAATAGAAAACAAAAATGAACGATACTCAATTTGAATTGGCCCTTATAGAGAGAAAGGTTGACGATAGCCTGGTGCAACAAAGATTATTGGATGGCTATGTGAATGCTACTGCACTTTGTAAGGCGGCGGGTAAAAATTTTGCTGATTACAAAAGATTAAAAGGTACAGATGATTTTTTGAAAGAGCTTAGTTCCGATGTGGGAATTCCCATAACGGAACTAATACAGACAATTATAGGTGGAATACCTCAAGCACAAGGCACTTGGGTACATCCACAAGTTGCAATAAATTTAGCTCAATGGGCTTCTCCTAAATTTGCAGTATTGGTTTCCAAATGGGTATTTGAATGGATGAATGGAAATATTCCGAAAGCAAAGAGCTTGCCATACCATTTGCAGCGATATATGATGAATAGGACCCAGATTCCACCTACGCATTTTTCCATATTCAATGAGATCGTATATAATCTGATAGCTCCATTGGAGGATCGAGGCTACCAGCTTCCGGATAGTATGGTTCCTGACATATCGGAAGGTCGTATGTTTGCGAGCTGGGTAAGAAATGTCAAGAAGTTGGAGCCTAACGATTTTCCAACCTATACTCATACATATCCCGATGGAAGGAGCATCCCGAACGTGAAATTGTATCCTAATTTCTTGCTTGGAGACTTTCGGGATCATTTCCATAATGAGTGGTTGATAAAGAACTCATATAAGTATTTTAAAGAACGGGATAGCAATGCTCTTCCTTATTTACAGGAAATGGTTGCTGCCTTACCTGAATCTCAGAAGACACAAGCTTTGTTACAATGGAAAAAATCTAAGAAATAGAAGTCTTGTCGATCAATTTGGTTTGTCGCCGAATGTTGAGGTTGATAGATTTTATATAATATGGTTTATTATAAATTTATATTTTTATTTGTAATGAGTCAAGTTCCTTTTAGAAGAATAGTTGTTTTGATAAAAGGTTTTTCAAAAACAGCATATGAATATCAATTAGACTGTTACTATTTATTAAAATATATCGAATATTTCAAAAGTGTTGCGGGTGGTGCTTTTGAAGACAATGAGATATTGATAATAAAGAAATGTTCTGTTGATATGCTAAAAAAAATGATGGTTGAAATAAGAGTAGATTTTGCTGTAATTGTATATATTGGTCATGGTGCAACGCAAGACAATAATCAATTATTTCAATTATCAGAAAATGAGATTATAAAACCGGGGCAATTTGTTTCTATTTCAGAAAAGGTATTGGTAATATTAGAAAGTTGTCGATGTAAGACCAATGGTGTTTATACCATTGATCTTACAGATAAAATTCCTAAGTTTAGAGATGGTGGAGTTGTAAGATGTAAAATTTCAAAAGAAGAGTCAAGGCGTAGATATATAGAACAAATAAAAAAATGTCATATTGGTTTAGTTGTTTGTTTTGCATGTTCAGAAGATGAAGAGGCTTTAGATTATATATTTACGACCGAATTATTAGAATACGCAATGAATTGGTATTCAAATAGAGAAAATTATAATCCAGTATTGTCTATTGTTGATGTGATGAAGTATATACCTATTTCGTTAAGTATATTTAAACCTGATGTTAAACAGCATCCAGTATTTATTGGAGTAGAACAATTTCCATTTGTAATCAGTCGATATTAGCAGAAAATATATGGCAATATAAAAATTACCAATTCTACTGTAGGGTTGATTTGAGATTTTGTTTTTTAGTCTTTAAAATGCTATGCCAGATCAAGTCCGGCATAGCACAAATTTTGACATCGTCGTCACAATAGCAACCTCCCATCCTTCTTATCCATCACCGCATTGAAAACACTTTTGTAGGTTTCGTACAACTCTTTCCTGTTTTCCGGTCCCGGCCAATCGGCAAAAGATTCTCCTGCAAAAAATTTCCAAGCAAAAATGCGTTTGGCTTTTTCGGATAAGCCTAATTGATCGACCATATCCCGGATATCCTGCATATGTTCCCGGATATACTCGGTACGGTCAATACTATCATCGGGCTCATCAATAATGTTCAGTCTTCGCCAATCCACATTCTCATCTACCGGGATAGGCTTGTATTTATGCCGGTAGGGAGACGTATCCGAGGTAACGTTCAGCTTTATCATTTGCAGGATATACCAGTCAAGTTCGGTATATTTACCTTGCTTGGCTTCCATAAGCCGGGAGAGGTGTTCCAGAGGCTTTTGAAGTAGCATACACATTACCTCGTTCAATACGTCAATAGCTTCACTACTCATTCCGGCAAGTGAGCAGTGATACTTAGCGTAATCCAGCCACCTGTCGTAACGTTTCTCAATATATTTATTCAATGCCTCACTTGCCATAGTTGTCTTTATTTGATATATTTGTCGCAGGTTGTAATGGGGTGGCGCTGTGAGGCGCTGCCTTTTTATTTATTCTCTTTGTTAGTCTTTATCTCTCGCTATAAAAATGTTATCTTTAGCCTTCTTTTTTATTCTTAGCCCAATCGATAATGTATTCAATACCAGCGTTGAATCCTTTACTGAAACCATCTTTAAACTCATGATTTGATATTCCATGATAGTAAGCCGAGCCGAAGCACAAGGCGAAACCAATGGCTATCAATACCATCCCTGTTCCAAAGTATGGATAAGCTAGGGATATATGGAATGGCTTGAACTGGATCGATATTCCAGACGTGAGAATGAATATTAGCGAGATCATTCCGATTATTAACAATGATATTTTAAGCATCTGAACCTCCTTTGTTTACATTGTGCGACATATTCTTTAATCTTGTTTGACTTTTATAATCCTTACATCCATAAGCGGCGAGATTAATGGCGTGCGTACCTATTCCTTGTCCGGAGAAGCATGGATAACGGATACATCTTACGCATTTCCTTCGTGGATATTTATTAGCGTCCTCCCGTTCTTTCAAGCGGTTGATTCCTATGTGTTCCTCTGCCATGGTTATTCCTCCTCCTCGGTCTCGTCGAATATCCGGGCCATCATATCGACGATGTTTGTTTGTATATTGTCCTCCGCGCCAAGCACGGCGTTGCTTATATGTTTTTTCTCCTCGATGATCCTGTAGAGCTTCTGGTCGATGGTCTTGCGGCCAAGCAGGTAATAGCAATTCACGGAGTCCTTTTGGCCGATACGATGTGCCCGGCTCTCGGCTTGGTCGCAATCTGCGTATGTCCACGGTAGCTCGATAAAAGCGACATTGCTTGACGCTGTCAACGTGATACCCGCCGCTGCGGCCTTGATGGAGCAGATGATGACGTCCGTCTTGGGATTCCGTTGGAAAGCGTCTATGGCCGCTTGCTTTTGTTGCATATCTTGCCGTCCGGTGACACACACCGCCGAGGGAAACGCCTGTAGGAGCCGGTCTACGATCTCATGCAGGTTACAGAAGAGGATGATCTTCTTTCCGTTCTCCCGAAAATCCTTCACGAAATCGATCACCTCTCTCAACTTACCCCGGGCCGTTATGTCCTTCAATATGCCTATTCGTACCATGACCTCGCCTTTCAGCGATTTTTGTACCTTCTCATCGTCGGCCTCCTTGTATCGTCTCAGATAATCCACCAAGTCACGCTCGGCGTCTTGGTATTCCTTGCGGTTGGTGATCTCGCAGGTCACGATCTGCCGTACCTTGTCGGGTAATTGAGTCAGCACCTTGGATTTTTCCCTCCGGAAGAAACAATGCTTCCAGAGCATGAAATTGAGCTCTTTCAAGTTCGAGGCCCCGTGCGGCCCAGGGCAATAGCGGCTCGTGAAATATTTCCAGCCTCCGAGATCGTTCATCCGGTCCATGATAGCGAGTTGGCATATAAGGTCGTTGGGCTTGTTTACGACAGGGGTACCGGTCAACAGGATGATCCACTCTTTCCCGGCGGTGATACCTTTGCAAAACTTGCTTTGTTGGGTAGCCGTTGATTTTACCTTATGGGATTCGTCAATGATCACGCTCTTGAACAACTTGATCGTATTATGGAACTCTACGTCTTTCAGCGTCCATTTCTCCGATTTGTTGATTCGGCGTACGAAATACTTCCGTAGGCTCTCGTAGTTCACGATGAACACATGGTTCATGCCCGTTTGCCAGAAGAATGGCCATGAGGTTCGTACCGAATCGGTCAATACCATGGCTTTCTTGTCCGTGAACTTGTGCCATTCACGTTGCCAGTTGATCTTGACCGTATTGGGGCAGATAACGAGACAGGGGAAAGCGCCGGCCTTGTTGATTGTGGCGATACTCTCAAGTGTATTGTGCGTTACAATATAATTATTTGTCAGATACAAATGATCCGGAGCGGTTACGCTTATACATACGGAATCTTCCTCTCTAATATATTCGATAGACGAGATATACCGTGAACAATAGTTTGTTTTTTTGATGTCCCATTCGGCGGCTTTCCGTTCAAGATAGAATGGGCAAACCTTGATCCTCACGTTTACTTGAAATTCCACGCCTTTACCCTCGTTTTGCCTATCGTATCTGCGTATGATCGCCTGTCCTCCAAGGGAACGTACCAAAAGGGCAATGTCACGCGCCATGCCATAGGAAAGGGTGCTGTAGGTGATCCTGTTTCTCTTTCCTGATCCATCCGTATCCATCAAACCGCGTAAGAGGTTGATGCGTTGCTCTACCGATCCGTGCATGTATTCGTATGGTATGAATTTCTCTACACTTGGTTTGTCAGCTTTGAGTCGTTTGATCTCTTGGTAAAATCGATTTTCGTGGACTGTCGGATTCTTTGTGATGTTGTATCGCGGGCATGTGGCGTAATCGTCCCGTACCAACAGCATATCGCTAGGTAAGAGTTTTCTTACCCTGTCGGCAATAGCCGTATCCATGTCCGGTGTAGAGAAAGACAGGCGCCCATTGCCATTGCAAAGGTGGCCGTCTCCCAAAAGTACCCCCATGATGTAAGGATGAATGATGTATAATCTCTCCTTGTACTTCACAGGTTCACACATTGGGATTTCCCATTTCCGTCTTGTATGGTTATGGCCAAAACCTTTTAGGTTGTAGGTCACGCCGGAATCCATGATCTCCTGTGTTGTCTTGGTGATCCATCCTTTCCCCTTTCTTCTACGGTTGGCATCCCGGACACACCATAGATGCTCTGGGCCGCATTCACAGGATACGCCATCAGAGAACGTCACTTTGAACACGCGGCGTTCTTTTTGCGGGTACACGCCACTTACGGTATATACATTTCCGTCCCTGCCGAATATCTCGTCCCCAATTTGTAATTCTCCAATCCTCCTAAAACTGTTTGGAGTAGCCACGTAACTACTGACTGGTTGTTGTTTGCCAAGTCCCATGTCGTCCCCATTGATAAACCGTTTTAGTTGTAAGCCTCGTGCGATTCCTTGCAGTTGATAGGGGTAAGGTTGTATCTTTAGGCCATGATCCTCGTCCAACTCGGGCATGTCCGGTATTTGATAGGCTATGTCCTCGTCGGTCTTAGACTCGTTCCCTCCCCAGTTGACGGGTTCGAAGTGCCTCACGTAATAGGTGAGCTGGTCTAGCTCCGCCTTGCACTTATTGTTGGCCGGGATCATCCACGCTCCGGTAGACTTGTCCCACCAGCGGACGCTGACGGCTGTCTTTAGCTTGTCAACGACCTGCTGGCGGTACCTGTCAAACCTTACCGCGTAGCATTGTCCCTTTTCCGTGTTTTGTAAAGTGATTTGCATAACGGTTGTTTTTATTATTAGTTAGGCGAACTCGTCGAAGGCTTTCACCTCCTCGGCGATCTCCTTGATCTGCTCTTTTTTCTTCCGTCCCCGTTTCTTTGGCTTCTCTTCCTTCTCGCCCGTGATATCCGATTCCTCCGGGGTATCGAAATCGAAGGATTCTTGCTTGATGCCATATTTACCTTCGAACAGGTAAGCGTCCACCTCGTAACTACATCTACCGATAGCCTCTTTCAACTCGGCTCCGTAAAGGTACCCGTCGCCGGACTCGTCCTCATATTTGGTGAACGGGACGGAGAGGTTAAGGATCTGCCCGCTTTTCAGGAGTTTTTGCGCTTGGATTGATACGCCGGCTGATTCATCATTACCGCCTTTGCTGTATCCGGTGACGATGATATTCTTTAGCTTCTCGTTCAAGTCATCGTCGGAGGGATTGGCGACATTGACCAATGTAGCCTCGTGCATCTCACAGATTTTCACTACGTGTGGCTTAAGCCGGTTCAATGCGTACAGTAGATCGGGGTGGATAAACTGCTCCGATTCCTTTAGGATGTTGTTCTTGTAGTTCGCTTCCACGAACTTTTCCGTATACTCCGCCGTGAGCTGGTTGTTCTTGATCTTCACTTTCTGGATCTCGTACACGGGTTGCTCTTTTACTAATTCTTCCATGTTCTTTTAAAATTTAGGATTGTTATAACTCTGAGGCGCTAAGGCCATTTCAGCTTTCGCCTTGCTAATTATCGTGCGACACCATTCCAATTGGTGGGTCGCGGTACGGTTCAATCTATCACACCAGTCGACTAGGTATTGCTCATCCTTGCACAGGCTGTCGATGATAGCGTTTATGGCCTTTGAGGTCGCTCCGGCCCGTGAAGCGGTTTCCCGTAATATGTCGAATACTTCCGATTTCTTTTTCCCGTTCAGGTGATATTTGGCATCGGCCAGCAGCTTCCCGGTTCGGGCGATATAGACGGCGAGGTCGTTCCCTCGCAGGACGGCTTCCTGTACCTCCTCGCTCATGGTAATGTTCAGGAAGGCATCTATGGCGGCCAGTTCCTCGGATATCTTGTCTGTCGGTGTGATATTGAGATTCATGATTTTTATTTTAAGATATAATCGTTGCCACAGTTGCCGCAATGATATACGTTGAATGTATCTCCCGTATGCGTCTGTAATTTCTTTACGAGTACGGGAGCTCCGCATATAGGGCATTTCTTTACCAGCCTGTACTTTAGCCAGCCGATTAGGATTAAAATTAGACTCTTCATACTATTAGCTTATTAGCATCCACCACCGGAAGGCTAGCTCTTCGTACTTTTCTTTGCCACGTTTATATAAAGTGCCATCTTTTTTTATAGTGGCTTTGAAAATTTGTTGATTCTTTTTGCTTATTGCAACAATAAAATCTTGTTTACTTCCAGCAATATCCATATACCAAGCTCTTGAGCGATCCCAGTCGAAAAAATCTATGGCTTCATTAAATTGTTTTTGAGAAGAAGCAAAAGTTGTTTTTAAATCTCCTCCAAACCCCATTGCTGAAAACCAGAAATCCCATTTGCAACGAGTGTCAAGTGTGTATTCAAAATTGCCGTATTGAAATTTTTGATTTTTATTTACCATAAATTTCTGTTTATCGGATTGTTCCAATGCATACTTAATGAGCGGATCGTGTCGGGCTTCCATACGGAGTGACTTGATCATGGCTTGTGCCAGTTCCCAATCCTCGCCGGAATACAATACGTCATCTACCGTATGTTTGTCATATCTTACCCGTTCGGGTTCTGTCAGCATCGCATCCACCAGACTCCCGAACTTGAACGCCTTCTCCTTATCCCCGTATTGCGTACGGGGATAGAGGAGGTTCTTTAGTTCTGTCAGGTCTGAGTTGCTGACCTCAGACCGTTGGTAATACGTATCTTGCATCTTTTTCCTTGAGTTTTAAGTATTCAATGACTGCGAAGTCAAATTCAAAATCGTAAGTGTTATCCATCAGCCACCGGAACCATTTGCGGCCCTCTTCCGTATCGAGGATCTTTTTTAGGTTACTCGGTGTACGCCTGTATTTCCCGAAGTTTATCCATGAGGACAGATATAGCTTTCTCATATCACTTGGCCGTTATATCATCGACATATTTCACGAATGCGGACTGGATTCGCTCACCGTCCTTATTGGCTGTTTTCTCGCAATAGGAGATCATCTTCTTATGGATCTTCTCAAGATCCTCCATGCTCATGTTGATACCCTCACGCATGAACCACATCTGGTATACCTGCATGAATCCTTGTGGATTGGTGACTTGGATCTTTTTCTTGATCTTCGCCTTGGTAGGGGTAGGAGACATACTGGCGGCACTGAAATCGAAGGCTGCCTGTACTTCCGCGGTGGCTTTCTCTGCCTCCGCCTTGGCTCTCGCTTCCTCTTCCTTGCGCTTGCGTTCCAGTTCGGCCTTTTGACGTTCTTCCGCCTCTTTCCGTTTGCGCTCCTCCTCCAGCCGTGCCGCCTCGATTGCGTTGGTCTTGCGAATTTCCTCTTGCTCCTCCAGTTGTTTCCGGAGGGATGGGAGGCGGTCGACCAAGGATTGTTTCAGTCCCTCGATCTCGAAAGCGTATCGATCGGAATATTCTTTTTTCTTTAGGATGGCTATCTCGTTCTTGATCGCTTTGCGGGTCTCACCGTCCATATAGAATGTCTGTTTGTTATCCACGACGTTTTTCACGAAATCCGTCCATGAGAAACCGGTGCTTGTTTGCGTGATCTGCCGGCATACGTCCCCATACGTGGCTAGGGAGGCACGATTGAAAATCCCGTTCAAGGCGTTGATATGCTTCTCGACGTAGGCGGCGTACGTGGTATCAAGCAAGACCGTTATGTCGGCCCGGTATTGGGCTTTCTCGTTCTCCGCCAACTGTTTTTGCCGGGCCTCTTCCTCACGGCGTTTTTGCTCTTCCAGCTTCTTGGCGGCGTATTTGTTACGCTCCATCTGTAGCAGATAAGGGATGGTTCCCTTGGATTTGGCGTCTATGGAACCCTCTAGTGTCGTGAAACGTTTGGATATGGCCGTTAGCATTTGGGTTAACGGCTTCCGGCGGTTGTTCATGTTCTCTACGGTCTTCTTTGACTTCGCAAGGTATTCTTGTACCGCAGTGTCGATCTCGTCCGTGCCGATACCTCCATTTCCCTCAATCGTGTCCAAGAGGGTTTTCCCTGCGTTCGTGCAAGCTGAGACCGACGCCTCATTGCGGGCGAGAATATCCGGGGCTGTCTGTAGGATGCTAATGACCTCGTTAGCCTTGAAAGGTAAATTGTTATTCTGTGTATCCATGTCGATAAAATTTTGAATGTTGATATTGAACTCTTAAAATCCGGCTTCTTCATCTTCTTGTGATATTTGGGCTGTTATACCAGATACGGGTACCGGTTCCGCTTGCGGTTGCTCTCCGAATCCTTGTAAGGGGTTTTCCGATTGGGGCTGGAGGGCTTGCGGTTGCTGTCCGGCTTGATTGGGCTGGATAACGGTTGTTTCTTCCAGTCCGTAGTCGATCTCTTGCGGTTCCTCCTGTGTCTCGAATGAGGAGAACTGTCCCGTGCGTACCTTGGGATATCCGTCGAAAGCGTGCTTGATAAGCTTGCTTTCCAAGAATCCCGGATCAATACCTCCTTCGCTAGAGGTATAAAGGGCATTGGCCTTCCCTTCTTTCTGCCGGGTTTGCGGGTTCCATTTCTGGTTGTTCTTAAAGCTGTACGCTTCCAATCGCTTGATATCGCCTTCCATCATCCAGTGCCAGTCCACGGTACCGTCGGTGCGTACGATACGTAAGAAACCACCTATCACCTTGTTGGACTTTCGGGGGCATGCCGCTTGGTAGGTCACGGTCTTTACGCCGTCGATCAACCCGGGGGAGAAGGTATCGCCCTCATAGCAAACCACGGGATTATCCACGTAACGGACTTGTCCGGCACGTTGCCGCATGACTAACTCGCCATATCCGGTGATGGAGAGATAAGCACGTAGTTCGTAGATATCGCTACCGTTGTTATCCTTATAGCCGGTCTTCGTGCTACGGGGAAGAATATAACAGTGCGGTCGTCCTGTCGGGTCAAGTGACAGGCCGTTGACCGCTATATCCAAAAAGCATCCATAGAGGGATAACGGTGTGCATTTTTGCAGTTCCGGCTTGTCTTGTAAGATCTTCCGGAAGTTGAATTTCTCTTTCTCGTAGATTTGCGCTCCTTGGGCGGTACCCCAGATCGCGTTATACATTTGGATGAACTTTTGTTCTACCCTGTTATCTTCCGCTATCATGAGCGGGTTTAGCTGATTCAACTCAGCTACTTTGATCTGAATTAGATTCGACATGATGTTATGTTTTTAAATGTTAGTTACCAATGTTTAGCTATCATGTAAGCCATTGCCGCACATCCGGACGTCGTGATGATATGCAGGAAATGTCCTAGGCAAATAGCCACGATTCCAAGTATGGCGAGCGTTCCGAAAAGGATGTAAAATCCCCACCTCACCGCTTGGGCGAGTTTCCAGTAATCTGTTTTCATACGTCAATGATTTATTAGCAATGCGGTTTACCGTCCGTGAAATAGCGAGTTGGATGGGTATCGTAAACTTCCTTTTGCAACGCCTTGCCAAGGTGCCTTGCTATGTTAATGATTCATTTAATAGTCGTATGGATCTAGGGCGCACTTATACAGGTTTTCCAGCCTGTACTCGATTTTGCCCGGTCGCTTGTAACGTTGTAGCCTACCTTCCGAGACCCATCTTTCCACGTTCTGTCTCCCGAAACGGAGGTGCGCTTCCTTTTGTCCGATAAATTCCCGGATACCCGCTTGCATCCTTGTGATTTGCCAAGCAAGGTATTCGATCTCGATCTTTCGTAAAGAAGGTATGCTTTGATAGGTGTTTTCGGTTGGCATGATTATTCGCCCTTAAATAGATTCTTTTCGTTCGCATATCGCATGAACTCCGCCATGGAGTGTATTGAGAGTTTCCGGAAAACGTTCTTCCGGTGGTTCTTTACGGTGTGGGACGAGATGAAAAGCGTTTCCGCGATCTCTTCGTCTTTCTTGCCATAGTAGCAAAGCTCCATCACCCGAAGCTGGCTGTCTGATAATGTACTGTTGAACTTCGGTTCACAGATTTTCTTAAACCCGTCACATTCTCCTCGTAGAGGGCAGCCGACAAACTCGAATTTGAAATTCCAGTTCTCATCCACGTCTATCATGTTATCGTACAGCCCGAAGTTGCATTTGATAAACCTACGTACAGCCAAGAAATCCCGGTAGCATTTATTCCCGTCGTAACGGGCGTAATACTTGCGGAGTGCCGCATAAGCCTCCGGATAGAACTCTTCCAAAATCTCAAGGAAACTTTGAATGAAATCCGTATCGGACTCTTTCAACTGGCGTTCCGGCTGTCCCTGCTCTTTGATAGTTACTTCGCCGGAGGGGGTGGTATAGAATTCTATTGCGCGCATACCTTATCCTCCTTTGGGAATAACTCGCTGGCAGGGATGCCAAGTTCTTGTGCAATTACTGTTTGTGCCAATGCGTCCGGTCTGTACTTTCCGGAAATCCAGTTATAGACAGCAGCTTCCGAACGCCTTGTGACGGTCGCGATCCGTCGAACAAACGCCCTTCTGTCCATGCTGTCGTATATCTCCCGAAAAGAAAGATTACCGGCTTTATGACCTTGTAGGTTTAATTTTTCCATTTTTGCCTCCTTACATTATTATATATGTTGTTTTAATCTTTATCTTTGAGCATTGAATCAATTACAAGTGCAAATATACGAGTGTTATTTGTAAATACAAGTCTGTATTACTGATAAAATTTGTATTTAAGAATATTTAAAGCTTATGGCAAATAATGCGTCTTTGACTATTTCTGTAATATCATTGGTTGTCAGCTTGATTTCCGTATCATGCGTACTTTTGCGCTGTGAACCAATGACTATGGATTGGATGGGAATGTTGGTAGGTATTTTATCTTTATTGGTTACGATTTTGATTGGTTGGCAGATTTACAATGTTTTGCAGGTGGAAAAAAAGATCCATGATGTCTTAGGAAATGCTATCGGGGAAACTACAAAGAAGATGCTTATCAAAACAGAGGAGTCTAAAGAAGAGGCTATAGGTACAAGTTTGTTCAATCTTGGTCAAGCCATGTTTTATAATGGGTTCTATATTCATGCTTTAGATAATTTCATAAAAGCTCTTGGTGCTATAAGAAAGTCAAGTATGGACAATAAGGAGATGCATATAGAGAAATGTTTTAGGGATATAATGATTACTATCGAGTGCATGAGAAAAGATATTGATTCATATTCGATTAGCAAACGAACTCTGTCTATTTATTCCAATCTTCTATCCGGTTTTCATGATGATCGGATATTTGAAATAATGGAGTTTCTTCGGAGATTGAGGATGACTGATGATTAGATTTTACTATGGGTTCAGCAAAGTAGTCATCTGATGAGTAATACTGTTTGATCTCATTGAAATCTTCTTTATCTTTTGATGGGGTATGATACATCTTTAGTGCATCAATTGTACAATAAATGAGTATGGATAAGCAAAGTATCATAAACATAGTGATAAGTATTAAATGTTTTTGCAAATGTACGAATATAATTAGTATATACAAATGAATGATAATATTTCAGATAGAATAAATGAAGTGTATATGTATCTTCTACGAAACGGATATGTTTCAAAGAAGAAAGATGTCGCTGAAAAGATGAGATATAACTATCCTAATACTACTTCCGCTCTAAAAGGAGACAGGAAATATCTAACGGATAGTTTTGTAGAAGAACTCAATTTGGCATTTGGGTCAATATTCAATACCAAGTGGATTCTTGAAGGAGATGGATCGATGTTGGCTGATATACAATCTGATAAAGATAAAATTATCCAAAGAGCGATTGATCAGATTTCTAATTCAGATTTGTCAAATTATAAAATAGCGAAAGATACTGGTATAACAGAAGCATCTATAGGGAATTATAGAAACGGAAATACAAAACCGACTTTGGCGAATGCTAACATTATAATAGATTATTTCAATAAAAAGGAATTGGAACTATCTGATTCTAACTTGATAATTAATACCGAAACAGAATATAAAGACGCTATGGAGAAAGGATTAAAGTTATTGCCAGAGGTTGATTTCAAGTTCTCAGGAGGAAAGGCTGAGTTATTAGGTAGCACAGATGCTGTAAAGCGATATTGGTATTTACCTGATTGCAAGGATTGTGAAGCAATTGCCCAAGTCGCAGGTAATTCGATGGCTCCGGCCTATCCATCCGGTTGTTGGATTGCCTTGAAACGTTTCAGTTTTGAGAAAGAGTTCCCAAATCAAATCCCGTTTGGAAATGTATTCGGAATTGTTGTCGAAGATAAGCAGACCGGAGATTATCATGGCCATATTAAGATCTTGCGCCGTTATAGCGATCCTTCTTTGGCCAAACGATTTTGGATAGCCCGGTCTATAGATCGGGAGAACCATGATGATTTCGATATTGATATTGAACAGGTGCGTGGTTTGTGGATTGTGAAGCAGCATGTGGTTGCGGATGTGATATTGTAAATAAGAAATATTAGATTGGATACAATGAACAAAAAAGAACGTTGGATAATATATCCATTCCTTATCATATTGATAATTGTTGCTTTTACCGCACTATGCCAAGAGCATCCTAGAATTGGAGGGTTTGATTATCTCGGTTTTATTATGGGAATTCTTTCATTCCTTTTGGCGATATTGGCTGTTATGTTCGGATATAATATTCTTGATATTAAAGGACGTATAAAAGAGAATGTAGAGAAAGAATTTGAAGGTGTAAAATTAGACATAGAAAAGTTGCAATCGGAAGTCTTGTTTTTAAGGAGTAAGGTTGTTGTGAGGAAGATATTTGTAAAAGGTAACATTGTTATAGAAACAAAAAAATTTAAATGTAAAGACTTAATTGCTTATGCAAAAGATGTCCACATGTTAAATGCCGAGATAATAGACGAAGATTTAATAATTAAAGATAGTTCTGATTTTGATCCGAATGCTGAATATTATGCTTCTGGTGATATAATATCGCATGTAGTATGTGATGATGAATAAGTCGGTAGAATTTTAGGACGATTTAAATAGGATAGGTATGGAAAATGAGCTTTCAATATTAATTTCTTGGTTAATTTCTTTTATTGGAATTGGAGTCACTGCTTTGTTGGGTATTAATATATGGACATCATTGAGTATTGATAAACGGATTGAAGTTATTGTTAAAAAGGAGGTTGAAAGTTTAAAGGAGCAGAACGTGGAGTTAAGAGATCAGTTGAAAAATTATTCTTTGGCGATTAGTGAAAGATCTGTTGGAGATGAATATATGAGAATGGGAATAACAGGAGATGCGATATTCAATTATCTAAATAGTTTAGAGTACTCAATAGTGGCGCAAGATAAAAGTCTTATTTCTGAGAACTTAGATAGCTGCTTAAGCATAATCAAAGAGTTTCCAGCTATAGCTCATTGTGAAACGACAATGGAGAATCTTGAAAATATTAAAGAGATACTGATGCAGATCCATGATGAACGTTCTTATGAGCTATATTCTTATTTCGTTTCTTCTTCCAAGAACGAAAATGATCTATCTCTTCAGGAATCACTATCAAAAGAAAAAAACGAAGAAGGCAATATAAGATAA